GCTCATATAAGTGCCTCCACTCTGGAAATATATCTATAAAACTTTGATTTCTGCTTGCATCTAATATGTTATGAATAGATTTAAAGTATGCTATATCAAAATCATTACTGGTATTTCTAGCACAATTTTCGATAGTTTGTTTAACCTGTTGTAAATGTTTAGTAACCCGAGGAGGTAATGGACAGTCTAATATCCTTTCGTAATGTTGTATACAACGTTCAAGTTCACTGCGGGTAAAAGCATTTATATTAAGTTCGGTTGGAAAAGTTACAAGATTAAATGTAAACTCCATATCGGGATAGGCTTGTATAAAGCTGGGCAGATGCCATAGGTTTACCCAAGAAATACCTACATGGAAATACGCTTCTCTGAGGACGTTGTTTGGTGCTGTCTGACAGAAACTTTTGTATTTTTCAATATTTTCAGCAACATTATCCCAATCTGTTTTTCCAGCTCGTTGCCAATCATGTTTGGTTCCCATACTTTCTGCACTAATACTGATGTTGACATGTTTAAAATTTTCTAATAGACTTAATATATTATATTTTCCATATTCAACTTTAGATGCATTTGTTACCAAAATTAGCTGTAAATCAATATTGCCTATGTTAATTAGTTCTTCCAACATTTGATAAGTGCCGGGCATAATAGTTGGTTCACCGCCTGCCAGTTTGACTTTCCTCAGATAAGGCAAATGTGTTTTTAAATCTTCCCAGTTTATGTTGTATTCACTAATACCAGTTTTTAGATCATAGTCCTTATACTTGCCTCTTCCTAATTTATATCCTAATAGCTTATGATCTTTAAGCCAAAGATTACTGCTACCTAAACTACAAAATCTACACTTGTAATTGCATAGATTACTTGATCTGACATCTAAATACTCTAGACGAAAGTTATCTATTGTACCGTCTGGATAAGTTATTTCCTTTGCTGATTTAGGATTGATATGTGGGAATATTTTAAAATTATCGGTCCGAGTACTAGAAAGTGATGAGCTTTCTTTTTTAACACAAAGGTGACACATTTCAGGAGTTGTGTTTGGATCTATTAGATCCAATCTGAGCTGACGTAAAACGGGATTATTTGCTGTTTCTGCTATAGTTTCACTAGGATCAAATTGATTCTCCCATGTTTCACAACAGGCTTGTACTTTGCCATTGGGTTTAAAGAACAAATGATTCCAAGGTAAAGGACAAAAGAAATTATTCATAATGCTCAAACTCCGGAACTATACTGTGCAAGTTTTCACTTCTACTAGCGTCTAGTGTGTGCGTATACTTATAAAAAGCTGGTAGCTTGGTGCTCCAATCCTCATGCCACATGTAATCAATTATGCCTTGTACTTTGGGCAAATCAACATATGGCGTTAATTGTTCGTGTGCTTGTCGTTTAAGTTTGTTGGGTAACACTCTTATATTCAAATATTCAGGATGATTTAATATATTAAAATATATTTTATGCCCATATGGTTTTGCCCATTCAATGAATTGAGGCATACGCAATATATTATACATTTGTACTGTACAGTGTATTTCTATATTTGCATTATCAAGTGTTTGTATACTTTCAAAGTTATCCAACACTGTCTGCCAACGACTGGGATGTCTAATATAATGATCTAGTTCACCCACAGCATCTATTGAACAGTTGAGTTGTATGCGTTTAAAATGTCTCCATCTCTCTAATAACCAAGAGGGCATTTTAACCAAGTTGGTATTATATTTTAATCTTATATCTTTAGCTGTACCGTTGTCAATAAAATAATCTAATAATCTTTGCTGTTCTTTAATAACAGTGGGCTCTCCACCTGTTAAGTATATCTCTTCAACAGTGTGTGCAATAGCAAACAAGTTTTCCCAAGTCTTTTCTTCTTCGGGCCAATCCATTCTGCTAAGACGTTTGTATTCACTTTCACTTAGTGCAGTTTCAACACTGGCCCATTCTTTTACCCACATGTTACTGGCATACGGATTGCACATACGACACTTTAGGTTGCACAAGTTGCTGAGCCTAAGATCCACATACTTGATATCAAATGGAGCATCTTCAGTATACTGTTTGTCTTCACTCCATTTTTCATTCCATGCTTGTCTAGCACTGCGGATACCTGCGTCCTCTTCTCTAAAACAACGTGTACACATGTCTGGTCGTTCACTGTTTAACAGTTGCTTGCGAATAGTTGCGTATGTTTCACTGTTCCATGCTTGTTGCATATCATCTCTATACAGTTTGTAGGGAGTTCCATCCGGCTTCAATATAAAGTTTTTGCCTGGCGTACTATTACAACACACTCGCAAGTTACCGCTTGCGTTTGTAGCTAGATGCATCCAAGGCAATATACAAAACGTGTCAGACATATGGTGCAAACTCCGGAACTATGTCAACAATGTTGGTGCTTCTTGTGCGATCCAATGTTTGTGTGTAACGCAAAAACTGCTCAAAATATTTGCTTTCGTCTTTGGCATTCATAAATGCCATGTTTTGATTAATAAATCTATGAATACGTTTTTTACGTTCTGTATTAAATTCAACTGTCATTAAATATTTTTTATATTTTTCATCGGCTTTTTGTTTTAATTCTTTAGGTAATATTTGTGGATTAATGAATATTGGATCCCATGCTATATTACCATGCACAGGAGTATCCAATACTGTGTCAAAGTATTCATAACTTTCAGGTAATCCAAATACATTCCAAGCACTGTAACACAGTGCCGCTCTTCCATCATATTTGTCGCCTAATTCATCTCTAACAAGTTTTAAATTTTTTGCTAGTACATCAGTATCCGATTCGGTCCTTATATAGTTGTTTAGTAGAGGGTGTCCATCTATACTCAAACTTAAATCAACAGCTTTAAACTTTGCCCAACTGGCTATGGTATCAAATTTTCCGAACTTGACTTTGCTAAGATTTGTGCTATACTTAACTGTAATATTACTAGCATAAGGTTCCAACACTTCTAATACTTTGTAGTGTAATGGATCCATAAGTGGTTCACCGCCTGCAAATTCTACTATTTCAATGGTAGGTGCTAGTCTCAGTATATCTTCTACAAATTGATCATTATCAAAGTTTGTTTGACGTTTTGTATCATTGTGCAAATCTAAACTTTCATACTCATGTTTAACTGCACTCCAATCTTTCATCCATGTTGTACTCAGCTCAGGCTTGCATGTTCTACATCTGAAGTTACACAAGTTACTCATTTTTAATTCTAATACTGGAACAACAAACGGCATCTCCGTTGTACATGTTGTAGGGATCATGTGTTGTCTAGTCTTGTTCATGCTTTGTCGCATACTAACTGAACCTTGGTCTTCCATATCCCAACACTGAAAACAATGTTTATTGCGTACACCTGTTAATAAATCTTTTCTTAGTTGCTGTTGACGCTCACTGTTCCATGCTTGCTCGAAAGTTATGTCTTTTATATTGCCTAATGTATCTCTACTACGACAACAAGGAGTTATATCACCATTGGGTCTGGTGCTTAGGTGTGTAAATGGTAATGCACAAAATGTATCAGTCATGCTGTTTCCAACCATTTAGTTGTATTAAGGTCAGCCGCACAGTTGCACCATTGTTTTGCACATATAACAGGATCATTTTCAAGTGCGAATCCAGTTTCAATATTACCTAGTACTCCGCCTTGCTTGCACGTTGCTCTATATACACTACCGTCATTGTCTATCATCAGTGTTTCAATACCAGCCATGCACTTCCATTTTTTAAATGTATTCCATTTGTTTTTGGTTAGTGTATTAACATTGTCTAACCATTGTTCTTCTTTGGTAAACAATTCACAATTTAATTCTGCTGTACCTGCACGATTAAAACTTTCCATATAGTCTAGCTCAGCTTGATTATAATAATTCTCTGCTCCAGCGTATTGTATACCAGCAAACTTCATACCACTGCTATAAGGTTTATTCATTTCACCTGTCTGTAGATTGGTCATTGGTCTAATACGTCTTATATTAAATTGAATTTCATTTGCATTGAGCCATTCAACTACTGAATGTATCTCTTGTAATTTTCCAGGCAAGTACATTAAATGTACTTTTACTTGCTTGCGATTTAAATTACTGAGTACATGTTTCATATGATCTACACGCAAATATTCAAAGTGCCAACTGAATATCAAACTGTCAATTAACTCTAATGCACGTTGATATTTTTCCAATGGTAAACTACCATTTGTTATAGTACTGCATTCTTCTACTCCGTAACGACTAAACAATTCTAATATATCTAGTATACGCGGGTGTACAAAAGGCTCACCACCAGTTATGCTCATGCGTATTTTTTTGTCAGCATAAAACTCACGCATTGTTTTCACAGCATATTCGAACTTTTCAAAAGGCAAGTGCTTGCTTTTGTTGTCGTGTAGGTCTGCACCACAATAACTGCAATCAAAGTTACAGCGTCTACCCATGTTCCATTCAATGCGTACCCACTCTTTATACTTTTTATTGCTGTGTTCTACTCTTACTAATTGCACTAAAACTCACCTTCCAGTTCAGGTATATAATCTAGTACATTTGTTCCTCTTATATGATCTAGTTCTCTAGTAAAATGTTTGAATAATTCCCATTCTTTTTCTTTGTATTTGGGATTTTCAAGTGCCGTTCTTATGCGATCCATGGCATGATAGTTTTTATCCCATTTATCTAATACACGTTGTTTGATATGAGGTGGCATATTATTGATGTCTAGATAAGCAGGCTTTGATACTAGATCTGCAAAATTATTTGGTCTTTCATATCTAGTTGGACTGTCACTGGTTCTGTCGGCTACCAAATGCAACCAATGATCTAAATCTCCAGTAACTTGGTCTATCCAGTCAGATAAATTTTGTAGATCAAATATATTATATGTGCTGATTGCAATACTAAAATGTCCTTTTACATTATCAAATTGATCATACCATTTTAAGTTTTGTTCCAACTGTTCTATTGTTTGTACATTACTACCTCTGATATACTGATAAAGATTACCAGTTGCTTCTATGCTGATATTGAGTATAATTTGTTTGAAATGAGGCCATAACTTTTTAAGTTTCTCAGGCACCCTTGTTCCGTTTGTGGTGTATCCTAATATAACATTACTAGCACTGCCATTTGCAATCAATATCTCTAGCACTTCGTACATACCGTCCTGCATCAGAGGTTCACCGCCTTTGAAGTCAATGCGTTCCATTTGACTAAGTTTGTCTTCCATGTTTCTATACAAACTAGGATCTATACTCCTAGCTGTCGAATCGCCTACATGCCTGTTAAACTGTGGATTTATTTCTTGTAACTTTTTATCTTCTTTGAACCAATGTGTGCTTCCCCAACTGCCACACATTCTACACTTTAAATTACAGGTATTACCGAAGTTTAAGTCCATGTGTTTTAAGTTCATTGGAGGATTATCTAGGTAAGCGTCAGGTCTATTGTTTATTTTTGACAACATCCATTGTCGTCTACTAATACCTGCGGTGCTTTCATTTTTCCAACAATCTTCACACTCCGGTGGTTTTTCTTTTTTTAACATTGCTTGTCTTAGGTTTCCCATTCCTTCCCAAGCATCTTCTAGTGTATGACCTTTATATATATTCATATGTTCAGTTCCAGCTTGCAGTCCAAGCCGATTGCTAGAAGTAAACTTACAACAAGGTTTGATATCTCCATTGGCGCCGAGTGTAATACTGGTCCATGGCACTATACAAGTAGGAAGATCACTAGGCCAAGCATCACCTATCCTATAATCTTTATTAATACGGGTCACAGTAATTCTGCCAATATAGGAAACACCTCCGGAAACTTGTTCCCCCAGTTGCGTTGTTTATTAATTAAATTTAACCATTGTTTGGTTTCAGGAAGTCTAGCACTCCAGTCTTCTTGATTCATAAAGTTAATGATACCTTTATAACGTTTAATACCATATGGATTATCTAAAAATGTTTCTTTATCAATACCAGCTTCTTGAACACCAGTAAATCTATGCCAGTTTTCATCTATCCAAGGATAAAACTCTTGTTCATATTTGTCAGTTACCTGCTGTTTAATGTGTTGGGGTAATACTTTTAGGTTAAGTTGTGGTGGCCAATAAGCAAAATGCATGTTAATTCCACCTGCACCCAAGGGCCATTTGTTTATTTTCTTAAACCCTTGATCAACTTTCCACTTGACAAACTCTGGTATATAATGTACATTAAGAGCCATAATGGTAGTAGCTGTGGTAACTTCTACTTGCGGAGCAGTTTCATCCAGTTTCCAAAACACTTCTTCTTGATGTTGCCACACACTGGGATAGCGTATATAATCGTTGTGTTCACCATGTGCATCTATGCTGTAGTGGAAACGTACACGTTTAAACTCTGCCCACAGATCAAATAGATCATCACGCCATTCAACTGCATTTGAGTTGTAGCGTAGTTCTATATTCTTGGCATAACCTTGTTTAATACATTCTTCTAATAGATCGTAGTGTTGATCAATAATTAAACTTTCACCGCCAGCAAAGTATAGTTGATACATGTGTGGAACTTGTTCCATAAGCTCTTTCCAAAAGCGTGGATTGTTCATGTGCCAGTTGTATGTTGCTCCGTGATTCTTTCCTTTGTTTTGCCAACCTTGACTATTTTTTAATTTTTCATTATCTATTTGTGGATAAATGCTGTTCCATTCTTTTACCCAACCACTTGAATCATGTGGGCTACACATAACACACGCTAGCTGACACTTTGTTCCCATACGCAAATCAATATAGCGTATTTTAGGCTCTACTCTGCCGTCAGCTTCTGTAGCTTTGGCTAGGTCAAATAGGTCATATCTATTGCCCCAATAGTCTGTCTCCCAGTTGCGTTTGCTTAGATGCCCAGCTTCCTCCTCTTTGTAACACTTTAAACAAGGTGCTGGCTTCTCTCCACGCAACATCATTTTGCGAACATTACGCATGTAATCCGAATTCCATGCATCAGTTAAACTGGTGTGATTGAAGTTAGCGGGAACACCGTCGTCGTTTTTAACTACGCCAACTTCACCGCCGCCAACTTTTTTACTACTATCTGGGTCTTGAACACTGCTGGCATTACTTGTACAGCATGTTCGCATTTTGCCATCTGGTCTACTTGATAAGTGTAACCAAGGTAACGCACAAAATGTTGGGCTAATTTTGTCTGTTTTCATATATGTATTTAACTACTATGTAAATTGTTCAGCAAAGGGATCAAATTCTGTTCCGCACTTCATAGCACATACACCTAATTTTCCTTGCTTTACACTGGGTAAATTCCAACTATTTTCAATATTATTTAACAATGATCCTTGCATAACTGTGTGTAGATCATTGTTTATTACATCAATTCCCTCTTTCCCGCCGGCGAGATCAATATGTTCCCACACTTGTTCTATACGATAATCTTTGTGCCACCACTTGTACATACGACCAGCAACCCAACAACAAGGCATTAATAATCCTTCTGCCGTAATAAAGATTGATTTTTCTTCAGCTACTTTGCATTTTATATCACAACTATCATAATATTCACGCATACTTCCATAAGTTTTTTCTATTTCTTTTTGTTTTAATAGTGCTAGGTTTTGATTGCTTAATTGTTTGGGCTTTTCTAATAGCTGTGTTTCAATACCTTTTCTATTTTTTGCCTGGTGCGTGTCTTTCTTTTGACTATTAGCATTAAAGAATCTGCCTGACTTTTTCTTTTGAAAACGTTCTACACCCCATGATTTAGCAAGTGCTTCAGCTTCATCAACCTGATGTTCATTATGTCCAAATATAATGTAGTCCCAACGTGCTCTACCGCCAGCATCAACGAATGCTCGCATGTTGCGTTCTACTATATCCCATACAACATTTTGCCTATACAGATGATTAGTGTCGCTAAGACCGTCAACTGAGAATATAACGGTACCTTTCTTTCCAATTGTTTTAGCAAGTGCTTGCCACCATTTAACATCTTTTGCTCCAGCGTTTGTGTTCATACTTAGCCACATATCTTTATTGTGACTTCTAAAATATTCAAATACTTCCAGCGTATCCTTGGCTACTATAGGATCGCCCAGGTTACCACACATGTACATGGTGTTTAATTGTTTAATAAAGTCAGGTGTAAAGATCGCTTGACAGTCTTGTAAACTTAATTCACTATTATCTATGTGGCGGTTGTCTACACCACCATTTTCATTTCTATCACACATTGGACATGCCGCCTGACACTTTTGCGTAATTTCCAAATGCACTGATCTAATATCTTCATAGCTATACATCTAATATCAGTTTTACATCCTTGCCAGGACCTACACGACTGGGCAGGTCTCCGTATGTATTTACATACCATTCAATCACTGCACGGTACCATAGTTGACTGTTGTGATGTGCTTGTTTGTTGAATTGATGAATATTGTTGTTGGTTGCCGCCATAGCACTCAATGCCCTAGCACTTTCTATTTGTAGATCTCTCAGTTTTAGATCGTCTAAATTCATTTCTTTCCAATCAACATAAACCTATTATAAAGTTGCGTATCCAATTCACCTTCATAGTATATTGTACGCATTGGATATTTCTTTTTTGCTTCTTTAACGTTTTTTACACAATTAATATGTTGTGGATTGCTAAAATAATCATTTGTTTGTAAACACACTAAAGTATCCTTAGGCAAACGCTCAAACCAAGTTTCGTTCATGTGTTCACAACTGGTGTTTATAACTAGGTCAGGCTGAACCCAAATTTCTACGTTGTTGCCTTCCATATTTTTGGTTCCTACTATAAAGCTAGCTTCATCGTCGTAGGTAATATCATCAACATCTTGCCATACACTCTTAAACTGCCACTGGTTATTAGTTTGTATATAGTTAAAATCATCTGCCATTTGTATGCACTGAACATCTTTTTCAAGACTTAAATATTTTTTAATATCAAAATTTTGAAAAAATAACTGTGCAACAGTAGCATACCAGCCTCCGTATTGTACTACTGTGCCTAACTTAGGAGGGTGTGCTATTCCTGTTTGTTCTGTTACAATTTTTTTAAGTTCATCTACCATCCATAACTTGCTACACATTTGTCCTCTGCTGAAATGCTCATTCAGACTTGCCTGTGTTTCCCATTTAATGCACCAACTGCTGATTCTTCTAATATATTCGTCGTCGATGCAGTGTGCGATATAACGAGCTATCTTTCTATGCGTGACATATTTCCAGCCTATATGATGTGACATTAGTATGTTAATAAATTCTTCACTGAATTCGATTCGTCCTCTGTTTATTTCACCAACTATTAATCTTTTTATTTTCCAAATATTACCATGTAATACTGCTTTTTTAATATTCATAAACATATCAAGTTGAGGATGATCAATATGTGTAAGATATTCTTCAATTCCGTGTATCCAAAAGAAGTCTAACGTGGGTTTGTATATTATTAATTGTTCCCCGTCTTCACCTTTAATTACCTTTTCTTCACCTATTAGGAGTTTACCGTCTTCGTTTATTTCGTCAAGTTGCGGCATCAAATGTCTCCTTTAACCATTCAAAATCATTAATAAGATTTAATGTTTTTGCATTATTTTTATATGCTCGACCAAAGTCAGCGCCTTGCTTTGCTCCTAGTATTGCGTATTCACCGTTCTGTCTCGTATCGCCTTTGCTTTGCCATACCTTTAATCTGTACTCATTGTCAGTATTATCACCGTGTTCAATGACAGCACTGGCTAGTTTAGTACATTCTCTAAATGCACTGCGCCATGCATTAAAAGGATCTGTATTAAATGCTGTAATATTACTCACTTGAAACTTGGGCACAAATGGACAACCTATACTTGTTGTCATATCTACATTCCAATCCTTTGCTTCTAATAGTGCTTTGCGTGGGAACAGCTTTGCTCCGCCATATCCATACAATAGATCATTTACTGGATTTTGACTACGCCATACAAACACACAGTCACTTTCATACACTCCGGGCCAATGTTCTTTATTATGTCTCGGTGTAAACTTAAAATTAAACTGTTCGTCTATAATAGCATCAGCATCAATTACATAAAAGTTTCTCGTTTCTGCTAGTTTAGCCGCGGCTTTGTGTGCCGCAAAAATGCCTTTAACACCCTGTACACGCTTGGCGAGGGGTGCGAACAGTTGTAGTAATTCAAAGTTGTCATCAGCATATGGCTCATGATAGCTAATCTGAATAACATCTAACAAATTAAATTCTCCATATATAGTTTATTATACACGTTAATTGCAAAAAGTCAATTACTCATATATAAAAGGATCTTTGTCCTTTAGTTCTTTCATTTTCTTTTTACGCCATTTGTACTCTTTGTATTTGGTCCAAGGTAAAAGAATAAAATCGATTATTGTTTGCATAGTTGCTCCTTTATATATTCTATAGTATAGATTAATCCCAGTCGTCTATCAACAGTGGGACACCATCTTAAAACTTGACTAGCCAGCAATACCTCTGGTTTACGCCTATTAGGATCGTCTACCGCACTGTCTTGATATACTATTTCACTGCTACTACCAGTTAGTTCTATTATTTCTTCAGCTAGCTGTAACAGCGTTACTTCATCTGGGTTGCCTATGTTAATTGGGCCTGCATGTCCTGAGTTCATTAAACGTCTCAGTGCCGTTGCTGTGTCTGAAACATAACAAAAGCTTCTGGTCTGACTTCCGTCGCCATGCATAGTAAGTGGTTCATTTTGTAGTGCTTGTGTAATAAAATTACTAACAGCTCTGCCATCTGTGAGACTCATATACGGACCGTATGTGTTGAATATTCTAGCAATACAAGTATCAGCACTGCTGATATTACACATGGTTTCTGCTACACGCTTGCCTTCGTCATAACAAGCACGTGGGCCTAGTGTGTTTACATTACCCCAATACGTTTCTTCTTGCGGATGCTTTAGTGGGTCACCGTATACTTCGCTGGTACTGGCTTGTAACATTCTGGCTCCAGCTTGTTTACTAATGTTTAACATGTTGCGAACACCATCTATATTGGTCATTAGTGTATACCACGGATCTGTTTGATAGTGTACAGGACTAGCTGGGCAAGCCAAATTATATATTTGTTTAAGAGGATCAAACATGCCCATTGGCTGAGGCCACTCATAACCGTCTCCTATACTGTTGAGAAGATTATCTGTTACATCACGTTGTATAAAATAAAAATTATTTCTTCCTCTAAATTGTGCTAAATTAGCGGCACTGCCTGTATAGAAGTTGTCTAGTGCTACTACTGTTTCGCCATGGGCTAACAGTTGTTTACACAATTCAGTTCCTATTAATCCTGCGGCGCCTGTAACCATTACTGTCATATGTACCAATATCCTAACTTTTTGAGACTAGCTATTTTAGCACTGTCTCCTAAATATTCTTTTGTATTATCCCAATCCTCATATGCATAATTTCCAGTAACATGCCATATTGCCCAATCATTTGCTTGTACGAAGTTGTGTCCAGTGGGAAATTGTATAGGATCTAATAGGTCAACTTGTGTATTTGTTAAATGTTTAATATGAGTATTAACAAATAATTGACAAGTACTTGTGTAACCGTTAGCATACAAGTAATCTGTATTACACATACTTATGTTAGTTTCAGTTGCTCGCATTCCGTACATACCTGTACCACAGTTATAATCACCATGCGTCTTCAAAGGATAACCTAACCATGCATATTGTTTTACACTTTGACATAGTTGATCTGCACCCAGGGCAAAGTGTTGTTGTACTGTTTGAGTATAATCTTTTTGTGCTACACAGTCAACATCAGTATAAAACCAATTTTTGCCTTGTTGCATAATCTGTTGACCAATAATAAATTTATATACAAACACATGATGACTGCCTTGTGGTATGTGTACTGTGGGAACACGTGACTGCATTGCGTGATAGCTTTGCAAGTCTAATGCTACATACAACATGGGTATACCCAACTGTTTACAACTCTCTGTCCAATTCATTGTTAGTGGTAATACCGTTTCGTCTCCCATACACCAAAACACTGTGTCTGATTCAACACTATCGCAATAATCTCTAATTGATTCTAGCACTAGAGTCTCCCTGATAAAATGCTTGCACACTAACAGTATTCATACTGTGTGCTTTTGCTGTAATAGGACCTAGTGTAGCATCAATACCAAAATCACTGTCACTCACTGACTGGTTAATAATTAAACTTATTATATGTTCATAACTGTCCATAAACTCTGTATCGCCCGGTTGTATATCGATTGGTTTGCCTTTTGTAATCCAATCATTTACTATTTGTTCCAGTGTTGTGTCCTCTGTTACTTGACCAATAATATATCTATCATTATTGTCCCTATCCAAGAACCCTGCTTCTCTGCAAAGATAAACTAACCCATAAGCATCTACTACAAGATCCACTTGCGGAAAGCCTTTGGGTAACATATTGTGTTCAGTAATGCAATGCATAGTGGGTGCATCTATACCTTTACTGAGTGCGTTTAGTGCATAACCATAATCAATATGCAGGCGGTTTAAGTTCTCGCTTTTGCGTCTTTGTTCTACTTGTTCAAATATACGCTTCAGCTTTGTTCTATCTCCGAATGTACTAGCATCAGTTGGCTCTCTAAAGTTTTCTCTCAGTGTAATAAAGTCAAGTTGGTTACCACTTGCTACATTAATTTCTTCAATTAAATCTAATACTTCCAACAGGTCTTCCTCTAGTCCTGGAAGTATAACATAATTAAATCCGAATCGCAACTGTTTATTATTGAGCTTTTTATATTTTAAAAAGTCAATGGCATTTTGTTTTACTCTAGTAAAGCCTTGTTTGTGTTTGGTTACTTGTGTGTACACATCCTGATTACTTCCGTATAAACTTATACGCAATACTTCTAATTTAAACAAGTCTTGGTTAGCTTCAACAAACCGTTCAGTGAGCATAAATCCGTTTGTATACAAACTAAACTTAAATCCTCTTGCATGTCCAGCACTAATTAATTTCATTAAGTCAGGATTGGTAAGTGTTTCTAATCCTCCACTTAAATAAAATCTATACGGATCGTCTTGTGGACTGGTATTAATTAAATTTAATAAATGTGGAGTAGCTTCACGCAACTTGGACTTTTTGTAAGAGGCATTTGTATCCATGTTACGACCACAAAACGTACACCAAAACATACAGCTTTGTCCAATATGCAATCCTATTCTATGTGGATATCCGTATTCATTTTTTAATACTTTTTGTATTGTACCACTTTGCATCAAGGGTATAATTGTATTTTTCCAATATTGACTGTTGCGTATGTCTTCAATAATACACTGTTGTACAAAATCACTACTGCGTAATATTGAATTTATATCTAATAATTTGTGTTGACTTACCAGTAATTTTTGTTGTATAGTTTGTTGTGTAACAAACGGAGTAGCACTGTAACAATCAATTACTTGTAAACAATGTTCTAACATTTGATATAGCTGTGGATCATATCTACTGTGTGCATAGCCTGCTGTTATGATACTCTGTGCTAGGTATAATCCAAGTATTTGTACACGATCAAAGTCTGGACTGTGTCTTATAATATCTAAATGCTGTTCATACAGTTGTTGTACACTGGTACAAATAGTTTCAGTTATCCAACGAGTGTTGTCTGCGGTGTTGTACAATACAACACCATTTACAAATGCGTCCAGTTGTCTATCTAAACTTTTGCCATCATCTTGAGCAAATTCATATATTTTATTATCTATCGTGATTATTCTTTTGTTAGCACTGTCACGTTCAAAGTCCACACTAACTATAGTTCCTGCAAAGTCCAATAACCAAAATACACCCCGTGGTGTTTGTGTTGTTTGCAATACTTGACAACTGTCTTTTTTAATTATTTTTCTTAATATTGTTAATACATGTGGACCTATATCTTCTAGTACACTAATAGTAGGATCACTCACATACAGTTTACCATGTCTTTCAGTATTGTTTTCACTGTTCCATACGATATTAATTGTTTTAGGTTGTTGATCAGTTTTATCTGCAATTTCTTGTATACGATTGCTGTACTCTAATTCTAAACCAACTACCAGTTTACAATCGTTTTGTTTTGCAAGTTCTACCAAATGGTCATGCTGTTCAAGTGAGCGAACAAACGGTTTTTCTACAAGTATGTGTCTATGATCAGATAAAAGTTCTACTGCACTGGCATAATGATCGTCTGGACTATTAGCAATCCAAATATGATCACTGTCTAAACTAAGCAAGTTATCCACACTGCCAATTTGATTATTATGAGTATAAAACTGTGTAGTATACTCATTTTTATTTGCAACACGATCTATTATTTGAGCCCAGCGACCGCCGCCTACTATTCCGAGGGTACGCACACTTCTACTCCGTACTGCTTGGTCCAACGATCAGCATCTTCTCTTGTGTTAACTAAAGGTTCTCCCTTTATGTTTAAACTTGTATTCAATAGCATAGGGCAACCTGTGTCAGCATACCAACGCTCTAGCAGTGTTCTTAGTCCAGGTGAACTTTGTTTAGTTACAGTTTGTACTCTACTTGTATTATCATAATGTATAACGGCAGGAAATAGGTCAGGATATTTGCATACACTCACGTACTGCATAAAGTCTCCAGTCATTCCTTCAAAGTATTCACTTGCATGTTCTGCAAGGATTGCTGGTGCAAAGGGTCTGAAACTTTCTCTGTGTTTAATTTTGTTGACCAAGTCCTTAACTCCAGGTCCACGGGGATCAGCAAGAATACTACGGTTGCCAAGAGCCCTAGGACCAAACTCAGCACGACCTGAGGCCACGGCAGTGATCTTGTTGGAGTGTAACTTTTTGAGTATGCTCTCAGTTGGATATGTGCCTTCAATGTTGTGTCCTAAGTATACATGCGGCATCTCTAAGAATTGTTTTGTTTGTGCTAGTACACAACCTATTGCATTGCCAGCATCGCCTGGATTAGCTGGTACATGCACATTGGTAAAAAACTCTCCTGCCAGTGGATTAGCAACACAATTTAATGCACAACCGCCTGCTATTATTATGTTACTATACTTAGCATCTGTCATAACGTATGCACTGCGACATAGCTCTGTGAATATTTCTTCGTATATACGCTGAACTGCGGCGGCAATGTCAGCATAGTCTTGTGGTGTGTTTAGGTCAGGTCTCCAATCCAAACAACCTCTGTGGCAGTTGCGTTTGAATATAGTAAATGGATGATAACTTGTTGGTATTTTTTCAATAAAGTCACGTTTGATATCTGCATACAGTCTGTCTTTGTCGCCTATAGCTGACATACCCATGAGTATGTATTCATGTTCTTGTGGCTTTAGTCCTATACGCTGTGTCATAGCACTGTACCATATACCTATACTGTCTGGATAACTTTGACTCCATAGTTTTTTAAGTTTACCTTTTTCACCTGTCCATATGCTAACAGTATCCCATTCGCCAATTGAATCAACTACTAATATTACTGCACGATCATAAGGACCTGTGTAATATGCATAGGCTGAGTGGCTCAAATGATGACTAGTTGTAGTGCAACTAGGTGCCTTATTGTGGAATTTGCGTATATATGTAGTAGGTGATTCCTTACCCAGTAGTGCGTATTGCTTTGCGTACAACTGACGAGTCTTTTTAAGCCACGGACGCTCATAATAGCATATTCTGTCTGGTTTACCGTACTGTAATGCTTCATCGATTATGGATTGATTAAGATGTTTATCATTCTTAACTCTACTGTAACGTTCTGCATGGCCCGCAAACTCTAGTCCAGTGTCTGTAAACACTGCTAAACTAGCATCATGTGCCATGCCTGTCCAACCCCAAGTAATCAATTAACCGCCTCCTTGAAACATTAAAGGTGCATCTCGTGGACAGCTACTCACCAGTAAAGAGAACAACGGATCAGGTGCTTGTTGCGGATCTATATTTTCTAATTTTACAAACTTTTCTTGTATCATGAACGCATCTTTTTCTAACTGTTGTCTACATGTAACTTCTTCATATGTACCATCATGGTATTGTAGGAAATGTACTAGTTCATGTACTAGCACTACTTCAAAAAATCTATCCTCAACCATATATTGTGTTGGCGAGTTCCGAATGTGTACAGTATTAGTATCATCGTTATAATAACCTGCTACATCACACTCCGGTCTTGGTTCTGCATATACACCTGCACATATTTCTTTTTGTGTATTGATTATAATGTCAGGATAGGCCCAGCCTCCATATACATAATCAGTATGCTCTTCAATAAAACCTATCATATCTGGAACAAGTGCTTGTAGATAATTTACTCGTGCATCTGCTAGCGCCATTGTAGGAAATAACAAAGTAAACAAAAATACTCTAATCATAATCCAATACCCGCATTATAGTTTACCTTCTTCTCTCATTTTAGCACGAATCTTTGTCGCACTAATGTCGTGTACTGCTTTGCCTAAGTCATGTTCCGTAAATGAATATCCTACACCTCTACCATAACTAATATCAACAATATTAGGTACTAACATAATTTCAAAGTCGTCTCCTATAACATATCCTTTGACATATAAATGTCCTGCTATATCATTAGTTACTTGATCAAAGTCAAAAGGGTTATCTAAATTACCCATTCCGGCATCAGCACCTTGTACATCTCTGACCATAATCATTACTTGTCCTGTAATTTCAAGTGCCTTTTCAAAAAGTTTTGAATGCCCTTCGTGCCACGGTTGCCATCTGCCTAACATTTGTACTGTTGGTTTTTTATAATCAAACATTGTTATTATCCCTGAAACGTTTTAATACTGGTTCTAATTGTTGTGCTGTATCACTAAACCATTCGCTAACATGATAGTCACATTCAGGTGGGTTTTGAAATATTTTATTAGTATCCTCAAAACGTCCTTCTTTTATAGTATCCATCCAAACTGTGTAGTCTGGTGCAAATTCTATACGGGCTTGTTCGGTGGGGCACACAAAGTCAGCAACTGCAATTTTGCCAGCCATCTCTACTCCATCAGCCAAGTGTCGCATACGTTGTGCTTGTCTAATTCTTCCTTCGGGTGTAAAGTCCCAATCGTCATATTTTTTTCTAACTGTATCGGCGTTTATGTGTACTCCTTCAATTAGTTCTGCAAATGGTTTTGCTAGTGTAGTTTTTCCACTACCCGGCAGACCAAATATTAATATTTTCATCTAGTGTATCCTTTATTAATTTATACGGTATTCCAACACTCTCTAATAATCGTATTAGTCTTATCTCACTACCTTTCATTATTGTGTCCATTGAGTTATTATCTACAAATCTTTCTAAGTAATCTATCTGTTCATTTGTTAAATTCATATCCCATCTTTTTTGTATAGTATCGCCTGTTTTATCTTTAAACACACCACTGGCCCACAACAAATCATTCTCTACTCCATAGTTGCAGTAGTAGAATTCAAAATTCTCTTGCTCAAGACGCCACAAATGTTCTTTCCAGTCAAACTTGTAAAAACAAATGTCATTGGCATTTAGACCTTGGACAACAATGTGTTTATACTTGTTTATTATATTGTCTTTATGCAACTGTGTCAAGATATCATAATAGTTGATATAGTTTCCGTAATCCAAAGTATATACAGTATATTCATGTTCTTTGGGCAACGTGCTTAGCCATGTTGATCCCGGTTTGCTTTCACCGTTGCCAATTACTAACACTTTCATCTTAGTTTTTCCAATGCTTTGCGTACAGCCTTTCCAACTTTTTTATTACCTGCCTTATTAAAATGTCCGATAAAAGTATCACTACCGTCTCTGCTTATTTTAGGATCTATAGGAGCAAATATATGATATTTTTTATTAAGGAACAGGTCCATACTACCTTTGCCTACTCCCCAAGGATAAGGAACATCTAAACGTGTTCCATGTTCAAATTGAGGCGTAACTTGTTCAACTTCATTTACCCATCTAAGGTAATACAATGGTGTCTGAGTTTCTCTGCATCTTTCGTCTATAAGTGTAGCACAACTTTGTACCACATGCTTGTTAGTCATACCTTGGAACATGTGTTTTCGCCACTCAGTTTCATTATTCATGTTGCCGCCGAAATCGCCTTTGCCGTTAGCACTGATAAAATTAAAATATTTGGCAGTACCTTTACCCTGATACATATCAATATTTTCTGCTCGCACGTCATACTCATGCCAAAATCTGTCACCTATATGTCCTGGTTCATTCCATGTGCATCTAGGTTCATATGTTAATTGTAATAATACATAGTCAAAGTCTTTAAGACGATTTTTATTGTAGTAGTGTTCAAGCACTGTAGCATGTTGTACTATGCCTCCGCCACTAACTGTGTAAAGTGTATGATAGTTTTTTGGATCTAAACTTTCAACCCAGCCGCCGTTTACATCAAGTGTTTCTCTACCTAATCCGTTGTCTACTTTCTTTGTAGTGCCGTCGGATTGTAGCACATCACTGTACATAATATAGGTTGGATCGTATGTGTAGCTTCCTGCACTAAAGCTACAACCAAATACCAATACATTTTCATTGTAGTCCATCGCCTAAACCTTTTTTGATCATCTGTCCTAAAACAGTGTTTCCTTTTCTTGTAAAGTGTAAATCTGGATTATGTAAATCCTTTTTGTTCCATAGTTGTTCAATTGCGGGCTTTACATCTAAGTACTCAATATATTTATATGGGTACTTAACTCCAGTAAAGCTGTAGCTGTATGTGGGCAATCCTGTTTGTTGTGCTAGATGATCCAAGTGACTTGCACATGCTTTAGTTAGTATATCCCAACTGTTTTCCATTTGCCAAAACCAATCACTCATTCCTTGTTGCCATTTGAAATTATATTGGTTAGCAATTTTGTTTTGCACTTTAGGTAATCCTCCTAGTCTATTATGAAATGCATTATCTATTTTCCATGCAAAAACATTGAGTCTAGATGTATAATACTCAAGTTGTTTCTGTATTACAATTCTAGGTTCCCATGTCTCTTGTATAATTATAGCACTATATTTTTTTATGTCAATTGATTCTAAACATGCACAGTAGCTCATAATGCCACCTCCAGGATGTGCATAAACTTGATATGGTTGATCAAGTTCATCATACCAGCAATAGTCTGTGTGTAGTGTTTCTGTTGTGTTGTCGTAGCTGTACCAGCCCATACTAAAACTACAACCTAATATTAATATCATGCGTTAGCCTGTTCAACCAGTGTTTTCATATTTCCAAAGTTTACACTTTGATGGTGTGCATTTGCTACTCTAGGATCACGTAGCACTTGTAAAAAGTTTTCGTATTCAGGATGATCGGGTTTCCAACAAGCTCTAACTTCAAAGTCAATCATGTGTCCCCAATCAACTATAAGTGTAAATGTTGCTCTACTATACTTTCCAGGTCCTGACCAACGATCTGTTACCATTTGTATAAAGTCTGGTATCTCTTTATAGTTACATGTTTGTACAACAAAGTTATGACTCATTGCTCCGCTGAGTAGATTACTTGTATTGTAACTATTTTTAGTTTTTGTGAAACTAGGTATTTGACTGTAAACATAATCTACATTACTGACTAGTTGATCCCAGTGACCTCCTAGTCTTGTTTCTTTTTCATATGTTTCTTTTTTACCAGCATCGAAACTAAAAACAATTTGTTTAATTTGTTTATGAACTTTGCTTATACTATCCCATACCTTTGGAGTAAGCATTACACCGTTTGTTTGAAAATTAAGCCATGTGTTTGGTCTGTCAGTAAGATCCATTTCTTGTAGACGTTCTCTAAATATCTTACTACCAAAAGGATCACCTCCGCCTGTTATCCATATATCAAATTGATAATCTTTAGGCGCCTTCATTATTTCATCAAATAACTTATCTGTTAGTGATTTTCTTTGATCATATTTTTCACCCTTAGAATGAATAATTTTACTATTTCTACAGCTAGGACAATATAAGTTACAACTTTCATCTGTACCAACTTGTATATCGTGTGGCAAGTAATTGGCTTGTGTGCTACGGTTTTTCAATGACTCAACAATAATTGGATCTACATTATATTTTTGAGGATTGTCTATTACATTAGTTATTAGTGGCAATGCTGTTTCTGCATACTGAATTTTAGGACAAGTGTTGTGTTTGCAATGGGGCCAGTTTGCTCCGTCATACAACTGATTACGAATTTCTTGTGCTTTAGGTCCATTCCATATCTCTTCCATTGTGCTTACATTTAGATCGCCTATGACTACTGGTAGCCAAAAAGGACAACACATGAAAACTGCACCCATATTATTAATTTCTGCTCTATTAAAAAAATAACTGCAATATCTTCCGTTAAGATCTTTTTTAGTACCCGCAATAAGACTATCGTCTTGATAGAAACTTTTAGGTTTCCATCCTTTAGGTTGACCCTTAGGAACAATATCAGGTGTTGAAGACTGCACTGCATCTGCTACAGAGATCGATGTCACAGCGTTTTCCTTTTGCTAATAATAATTTGTATTTGTTATATTGGCTATTATTCCATACGTCTACAGGACTTGTATTCATATCAACTTTGCCCACAGGATTACGTTTACCAAAGTCCCACGGACACAAATACATTGTACCGTCAATATATACAAATGCTTCATTTTCTACTTTTTTGCAGGGTAAGTTTAAACTTTCAGTTTGGTCTTCCCATGGATGCGAGTACAGTTCAGTAATTTTAGCACATCCTGGTCTTACATTATTCCAATAATCTAAAAACATTTCCTGTTCCGCTTTAGTATCTGGCAAGTTAATCATTCTCACCTCACAATCTATCTCAGGGTGATTGTCTACAAATCTTGTAACATTTTCATATACTCTGTCAAAACTTATACCTCTAGTTTCGTCAAAAGTTTTTTTACTAAAACCATCAACACTAAAACGTATTATATCAACAAACGGAGCAATCTTTCGTTCTGTTTTTATAGTCATAGGTTCGCCGTTACTATTAAGTTCAACTATAGCAGTAGGATCTTCTTTAATATATCTAGCTATATCAGGCAAACGTGTATCTACTAGAGGTTCGCCTAGTCCAAATGGTCTGTAGACAATACCCATATTTCTAGTATCATCTATTATTTTATAGATCAGATCTATATCCATATGCTCTTTAGGGACTAAGTGATTAGGACAAAACCAACAAGTTGCATTACAAAATGTTGTTGTTTCTAGTTGTAGGTATTTAAACATAATAGTTTCTCAAATTGATCCTTCGGTAATGTTGTTAACCTGATAGCTGTACTACTATATTCAGGTTGCTTACCATACAGTATCTTTTGAGAATCTAATCTATTGATTATATCTTCTGTTGGTTCAAATACAACATGATTAATAGTTGGCTCGCTATATATTTTACAATTACTAAAATATTTATGTGCGAACTCAATACCTTCTCTGTTGCGTTGCAAACTCTTATCTACTATATAATGATGTTTATGTAAGTACTCAGCTAATCTAAGCGTTATACTACTAACACCCATTATGGGTCTAATCTTTGTTATTTGTTCTATAGTATTTTTATGACCTTGAAGTATACCTAATCTAGCACCCGCAAGTCCCCAACTTTTACTGTAGCTAAATGCCAACAGACAGTTTTCGTATTTGCACAGATCAAAATAACTTTCTGTACAAAAGTGTCTATATGTGTTATCAATAAGCACAGTCATATTTGGATATGCTCCGCAAATATAATCTATAAATTTTGCACTGTATACTTTACCACTTGGATTATTTGGACTACAAATATAAAATACATTAGGTCTATGTTTTTCGATAGCTTCTAATATGTCATCTTCATTTTCACTGCATTCAAAAATATTACTTGTAAGATCTACTGCATTAGTCATAGCACCTCTGTACGTGGGTGTAATAGTTAAAAACTTGCTAGTTTCATCTAGTGTAGCTTCAAATGTTAATCGTATAGCTTCGTCACATCCACAAGTAATTAATATGTTATCTAATGTAGTGTTGTAATAATCTGCAAACATTTCATAATAACGATAGTAATCTTCATACTTCATTGAGCTAGACAAATCTAAAAAATGTTTTATAGCTTTTTGTATATGACCACACAATACTTCGTCTTGATTTTCGTTTCTATCTAAATTAATATACCCAGCTTCAATTTTTTCTACTCTGTTTACTAATCCGCTCCAATGTGGTCTATTAAGTTTTTTAATACTATCTCTAATCATTAAACACAACCTCAGCCTCAGCTTTTTGCTCTTCAGTTCTTTCAAAATAATATTTGTGTTCAATGTCTCTACCATAGATAGGATAGTAAAAAATATCTTTGTCTTTAGGTATTATGTTTTGTACTTTTTCAGCAAAAGGTGTATCTTCAAAACTCATACACTTAACATTGATTTGATCTTGTGGATAGTCTTCAACAAGATTGCTAACCTTTTGCAACACTTTATCTATTGTAAACTCTACATGAAAACTAAATTCCAAGAACACACCTTTGTCTAATAGGTCTCTATATTTTTTCTCACCGCCTGTGCCGTTTGTGCTTATTCTAGTTTCATATCCTTTTTCAAACGCTATATCTACCAGGTCTGCTATCTGTGGATTAAGTGTTGGTTCTCCTCCGGTAATATAAAGTCTTCGACTGGGCTTTTTAGGAACATAAGGATCAACTAAAGTTAATCCATGTGTAAACTCGTCTGTGGTCATGTGTGGGCTTGCATTATCATGTACACCATTTAGCAACTTGCCTGTGTCATCAAAAGTTGGTCCAGGACAATATGCACAATCATAATTGCAACGTAATCCAATATGAAAATGTACTTCAGCCATTGGCATTGCCATACCTCTACCCATTGCTACAATATTATCATCTGCTTTTGAAATTGGTAATTCTTCTAACTGCCAATGATTAAACTGTTTGTTTGTAACAAAATATTCTAACAATTCTTCTGTTTTTGCTTTTGGTTGTAGCAAGTCAGCATCACAAAAACATGCTTTGGTTTTACATAAAGTTTCTGTATTAAGTTCTAACTTGTCATAATCTTTCCAATGACCATCGTGACTTGCAATATGTCTCACATTTGCACAAACACCACTACAAATTTCACCAACTGGATTAATACTAAAGTTGGTTTTGTATATAGGACAATGCCAGCCTCTCATATCCATTTGACGCATTTTTAAGGCTACCATGCTTATGCGTTTGTATTCCATTTTGTCTGTTAATACATAAACTGGATTCTCAACATACACAGGTTTTTTATAACCAATACTGCCATCATCTCGTATTAGTATGCCAGTATCGTCTGTACCAATCCATACATTGCCATTCATATTTCTTGTTACAAGTTGTTCAACAATTTGTCCATCTTCATAACGGTTAATATTACGAGTAACTTTGCTTATGGCATAACCATGTAGTTTGTCGTCTTTATACTGTCCTGCATATGTTTTGTCAATACCTAATCCTTTGCGTTTACCATCAGTATATTCAGCAACTGAATCTTCCATCTCGCCTGGACCGGAGTAACCATTTCTCAGCATTTTTTTAGTTACTTTCATGGTACTCGCTTCCTTGTCTAAAAAAATCATAATCTGGATATTCTCCAACTTGAGACATTATAAAATCTTGTTTTCTAAAAACTAAATCAACTTGATGTAAGGCACCATGTTCGTAATCCATGTTTACAATATCCCACAGTTTAAATCCGATGTGTTCAATATCAGATATAAGCTCACCCATATATGGTAGTTGTGCTTCTACTATCATTAAATCAAACTGACAACAGGTAGCAACACCACCTCGTATTATGTCCAGTTCGTATCCGTCAACATCAATTTTAACCAGACTGTTCCCGCCACGCCATCTAGGAGTTATATCTAAACTATCCAGTGTTGTTATTTTACTTGTATACCCAAAGGCTTTACCTTCATGTACTAAATTTAAATCTATATTTTCTTTTATTTGATTTCCTAGTGCTACATTTATAAGTTCGTAGCTGTATTTTTTATAGTTTTCGTGTATCTCATCATTATGATTTACGTCAGGTTCGATTAATACATGATGTGCTTTTGGAAAACTAAATTGTAACCAAGGAGTGCCTGTGTGTACTCCAATGTCTAGTATATATTTTATGTCATACCCGCTTTGTTTTAAAAATTGTAAGCTATCTTTTATTCTGGGAATACGATGTTTAATCATTGCCAACCTCATATAGTCCTAATTCGCCAGCTTCGAAGTTTTTAGGCTGTGGCGACCATACTCCTATTAGTGCGTTTTTATATTCCCAATAGCTTTGTGGACGCATATCCCACACTCGCCAATTACCGTTTCTAGCAATACCCAACTGTGTTTGATCTAATGTTTCATGAGACAATATGTCAGGAGTGCAACACATTTCTTCACTAACTAAAATACCTCTATCTGGGTGCATTAGATTCTTCACAGCATGTAGTTTTTTCCATGCAGTAGTTCCGTGTGTTGCATCATGTATTGCAAAATCTACTGGACCATACTTGTCCATTAATTGTTTACAAGTGTCAGGTTTATAGCAATCTACACCAAGCTCTAGTTTTACTCCTTCAATTTTGCTAGCAATTTTTAGATCTTCTACTTGCTGTCGCCCTAGTGCATCTTCAGGTATACTGGTTGGTGTTAGCTTATCAACTCCAATTATAGTTGCTTGAGGGAATAGTTTTTGTAAAAATTGTAAGTGTTCTCCTCTACCAATACCAAGTTCAACAATAGTATAATTTTCATCTAATCCAAATATTTTATTTGTCCTTTTGAGATGTTTAACTATTAAATCATATATTGCACAGTATCTTCTTTTCATTCTACGTTCAACACTTCTAGTAGGATTGTCTATCATATCAAATGCAATGCTACTGTATGTTTCAAAGTCTACCGGAGTACCTAATAAGAAATTGCTTTCGTAATCACCTTGTCCTAGCTGTTTTACCTGAGTCCTTCCGTGTGGTCTGCCACTTAAAAAATGTCCACTTGCAGTTCTAATCCAATCACCATAGTGTGTTGTATCTCTTTTTCCTTGTACAAAGTTATATGGCGGCACATGTTTAGTTTCAGTAACAAAGTTTTTTTCTTCATGCCTAGTTACATTAAACCCTTGCTCGTCTTTATAAGTTGTTGTTTTACCGCCTACTGCATTTACTATTGTACCATCTTCTAGTGTTCTACACCCTAGTCCATCTATGTTTGCTTCTTCTAATCCACAAGGCACATCATTTAGATACCATTGTCCTTCTCTTGGTTCGGCAATCATTCCATCTACACGACCTATAAATTTTACGCCTTTATGTACAGTTTCAAGTATGCCATATCCACAAGGTTTATTATTACTGAACTGTCCATAATACCTAGCACCAGTGGGCCATACATGCACACCAAACCCTTGTTTTTTATCCAACAAGTTTTGCCCTATATAAGTTTCGCCATGATCCCATTCTTTAGCGGACATGCCGGTAACTTTATTGTAATCAAACTCAGCCGCACACTTTCCTGTTAATGGCAGATTATAAAATCCTAAGCCATGTTCAAACTGTGTTCCGTGTCGGTCTTGTACGACTTGTCCAATATATGTTCTGGGTGGCTTATAGTAGTCCCTCATGCAAACTTTTCCTTGCAGTAATCGTAGAACTCTATATCCTTTGTTGTTGTTTCTTTCACTAGCTGTTTCTCGATGTTTGTTAGTTCCTCATAATTTAGATAGTCAATACCATGTTGACTTAAATTAAACTTTGTATTATGCTCATAGCTAATACTTAGATTGGGTTTTATATCATATTGCTTGGCTACTTTGTCAAACTGTTTTAAGTAATTATCCTCCATAAAAAACATGTGATCTAGTTTTTGTATATTCTCAATAGCTTGATCATATAGTTCTTGTTCATAATCGGTATCAATTTTCCTTCCGTAATCAATACGCAAACACTGTTCATTACTAAACTTCTGATATTGTGCATACACAGGAGTTGGATGTAATCTACTACAATTAATAATCCAAGTTGTAAAGTCAATATCAGTAATACAACTATGCACATTAATCATTTCTAATTTGAAATAATTATATGCACTCATGATCCTTTTGATAGGATCTCTAAGTATAGTAGCATACTTTACAGAATTTTGCAAGTGTTTATCTAAGTCAAAGCTAACACCATGTCCAATTATCAAACGAACATTTTCATCTTTACAGTTTTCTATTAGAACTTTATGTTGATTGGATTGTTTAAAGTTAAACACCAACTCATGTGGAACACGCTGATAGGCAAATGTACTATTTGTTCTATACCTGTCTACTAGTGTGGTTCCTCCATTTTTAAGTATGTGAAATACTGCTAGTGTTTCCATTTATCTTCACACCTCTTATAAAATTCTATGTCTGCTTGCAAATCTAATTCAACAAGATATTTTAAGTCTTCGTCTAATTCATGATACTTAACATACGCTAAATTGTGTTTGCTTAAATCATGTGTTGTTTCATTTGTATAGACCATTTCTTTCCATGCATTTAAGTCTAGTCTATAGTGTGCTAGTAAATCATCAAACCTAGTAACAATATCGTCTTCTTGAAAAAATACATGATCCATTTTGTTCATTACTCGTTCCCAAGTGATATTCATATTGTGTGTTTCTATTAGATTTTTTTCTTTTATCTTTTGTTGTATTTTTGTATTGTCAACATAGCTTGTGTCTTTTTCAACGTCCCATGTAAGCACTGTGTTTAGATACATATCGTTCATTGTAAACATGTTTTTCAATGTTCCATCATTAAACCAATCGGTATGATCTACATGTTGATACAAATAGTATTCGTACTGCTTTGTAACTGGCATCGGACGTAGCACATCTTTGTTTATGAACCACATATAAAAATCAATATCAGGACTGTCTGGATTCATATAAAGCATTTGTGTACGATAAAAATTATACATGCTCATTATTCTACTGATAGGATCTCTAACACAAGTAATGTAAATTAAGTTGCTAGCGAGCTGTTCTTCGTAGTATCCTATTTGTACACTGTGTCCGAAAACAACTTTGGATTTGTCTGTAACTGTATCACCAAGGTCAGTGATTCTGAAACTATCGTTACTATTCCTGTATCTTTCTTTAAGTGTTGTTCCGCCTGTTTTAGGACAATGAGGAAAGATGATAATATTACTTGTCATTGTACGTTCCAGTCTGAATTTTTCTTTTACACTTTCTTAAAAAATTGTAATCTATGCTGTTGGCTACTTGATAGTCTCCTCGTAGTGCAGTATCTAGTTCATTGCTTTCAAATCTAGTGTTAAAATTTATAGTTTTACAATCTGTTTTTAAATACTTGCTAAGTTTCTCTGCAAGAAAGTCTAAAGTAAAATCTTTATGATTCATAACTTGTTCTTTTGGGTAAAGCGATCCTTTAGTAGGGTTCCATGTGATATAATTAATAAACCCTATAAATTTGTAATTTTTTTCTACTAGTTCTTTAGTTTCGCTAGTGTGTATATCTAAACTTTTGGTAATTATATTTCTTTCTTCAAACACTAACTCTTCAAAAGTTTTTCCTTTTGAATCACCATCACTATCTAAAAAATCCATTGTTTGTTCTATAGCTCTGTCAAATGGATCTCTTAATATTAAAATGTCAGCATTCTCTGTTACTAGCTCTAAGTTGTATATGTTAGCAATCTGTTCATGCCAGCAGTTTGGAATATAGTGTAATTTATTCATACTCATACAGCTACCGCTTCTTTAAACTTGCTTAAAATCAAATCAGTATTGCAAAAACAACTTGTCTTTTCACATGTGTATGCATAAGCAGGCATTCTAAAAGTCTTAAGGTTCTCTATATGTCCAAGCCACCTTATAGTTCCATTCTCATCTTTACCTTCAGGTAAACATGCGGCTCCACTAATATATCCAAGTTCATTAACAAACAAACCATCTATACCAGCATTACACTTCCATCCTCTGAATTGATTTTTCTTTGCACTGTACAGTCCATTTGTATCTAATATAGTTTCTTCTTTGTATCTACCATCAGCCATTTTGTAAACCGCTGTAGCATCAATCGGCATACTGTATTGTTCGAAGCTAACATCTGGATTAGCAGTTTTTCTTTTGAATGCCAATTTCTCATCAATCTTTTCTTGTTGTTCTTTTGTATATACATGTGGTCTTTCTTTTTCAGTTAACCAATCTGCAACAATAGGAACTTTCTCAACAAAAAACTGTCCCATGTATGGTTGTGTCTTTAGCATTTCAAAAAACTCAATACACTTATCAAAGTATACTTGTTGTGGATGCATCATAATACGCACTCCTAACAGTGTATAAGGCCATAGTGTATCAATAACTTTAACACAATGTTTTAAACTTGTTTTTTCACTATGAAAGCTAAAACTTATCCAACGAAAACTTTCCTTGTGTTTTTCCCAAAACTTAAGACTTTTACTTCCGTTTGTAGTCAATCCGACCTGCACATTTTCTTCTACTAACCAAGTTAAGAAATCATCAAACACAGGTAATGCGGTAGGCTCGCCTCCTGTAAAACTTATTACAAGTTCTTCATCCTCATTGAGATAGCTTTTAATCTTAATTACAAATTCTTTGTATACTTCCAAGTCAAAAGCAGGACTACTACCTTCGTAGTTGTAAGGGTGGCAGTATGCACAACTGAAGTTACACTTGTTGGTCAAGTTCCAGTTTATATGAAAGTATTTGTTATACTTTTGCTTAATCTCTATAAGCTCTGCACTATCCGACAGCATCTACTGTTTTCCCCTCAGTAAGTTTATAACCAATTGCCTGATTAAATTCTGGATCTGGTACTACGTCAAAACTTCCAACTTTCAGCATTCCCCAAGTTAGCATATCAAATCTATTTCGAGTATCAGTCTTTTTAATCTTATAACCGCCCCAGTAGTTGTCTAAACTGTGATTTAAATGATCTAATGCTTCTTCATGTGTTCTCCGATCACCACACCAAAACATTAGTTCACCTGCATAACAACATTGTTGTTCTACTAAATCAAAACTACTACTTGTCATTTTTATTGCATTGTACTCATTATCGTCATACATTTCAATCATTATGTTATCGTAGTCATACCCAATTTGTGTAGGATATAAAAATATTTCACCTGGATTTCGTTCCATACTAAAACGATCAACCCATTCATCATCTAAGTAATGAAACTGATGATTAAACTTTAATCCAAAGTTTTGTAAGTTTGTTTCCTGTGTAACAGTTGTGGTTACATCTCTTAATACTTTAAGTGAATGAAAAATATGAACTAACTTTTCAATATGTCTTGTGATTCCTTGGTCATTAAGTACGCGATAGATTAGTATACATTGTGTTTGCATTGGATTAATAATGTCTTGATGTACTATTAGTCCCCATTGGTGATCTATTTTTCCTGCATCCATTTTATACCAATCTTGTAATGGGACGATCTTTTCTAATGTATTTTCAATTTGAGTAAATGCCTGTCCATTACTCATTACTGTATGTCCTAAAATTTCACTCAATGGAATGTTAGCAGTGTTATATCCATCGGCAATTTTATTCCATTCTTCTATTTTATCATTTAGAATAGGAACGATTTGATATAATCTTTCTAATGCGTGGTGTTTATGATACACATTCCAATGCGTTACTTCCGGAACTCCAACAATATCCAACCCTAAATTAAACCAGTCTGCAAATATATCGCATTTGATTAGTTGGTTTTCTTTTTTATCGTTTTGCAATTTAAATTCAAACTTCATACTTGTTCCATATTTTATAAAGCTCTGCAAAGTCAGAATTAAAATCTGTCTTACGCATTTTATCAATACTGCGAATGTACTTGTTGAGGGGAAGCCACTTGTCGCTCCAGTCCTCACTGTTCATAAAGTTTGTCATGTGCTTTAATTCTTGCACTTTATTCTTCTCTGGATACTTCAACATGAAGTTATCAATTTTTTCTGTAACAATCTGTTTCATTTCTTTAGGTAATACTTTAGCACACATGTACTGTGGATAGTGTAACACACCAGGATGAAACATTCCTTGGTGATCATGTATTCCAATTTTTTTATAGTTTTGGTCAAACAAAAACTGTGCAAAGTCTGGCAAATACCAAATGTTTAATGCACTTACAGTACATAATACTTTACCAACAATATGGTCAGCCGCGTTTTCTACTTTGTCTAGTGTTTCGTGTACAGTTTGCCAATTAGTTGGATAGCGTAACCATTTGTTCATTTCGCCTATTCCGTCTATACTAAGCATAAGTTCTACAAACTTAAAGTGACCCCACAGTTCTAATATATCATCTGGCATAATAGTACCGTTGGTATGATAGCGTAGTTCTATATGTTCAGCATGTCCACTTTCGACACATTTCTTTAAGAAACGTTTATGGTTCTTTAAGTATAAAGGCTCGCCTCCTGCAAATATAAAGTGACGCATGCCAGCTAACAAAGGATCTATCTCTTGTTCCCAAAACTCGTCATCAGCGGCCCAGTCATATTTGTTGTTGCAATGGTCTTGTATTTTCCAATCCCAGTCACCTTTTACTTCAGGATTGTCGTGACTTAGGTCTCTGATCTTTTCTGCATCTTTGACCCACTTACTTGAATCAGTTGGTCTACACATTACACACTGTACGTTACAAGTATTACCTAAACGTAAGTCTAATGTAATCACATCTTGGTCTAAGTATCCGTCTTCTTTAGTGCTTGTAATTAGTTCGTCAATATATTCTCTGCCAAGTTTTTTAGCCCATAAATTGTTTTCATTCATTCTGTGACTGCGTATGCCAGCCGCTTCTTCTTTCCAACAATGCTTACAAGCAGGCAATGCTTTACCAGCTATCATATCTTTTCTAGCATTTTTGAAATAGTAACTATTCCATACTGCATTTATATCAGCATTGTTTAAGTTAATACGTTTATCTTGTGTAGGCTGAGCTAGACAGCAAAGCAAGGCTGTGCCGTCTGTATAAGTTGCCATGTGCATCCATGGAAGAATACAAAATTTCTTTCCATAGTCTTCTAAAAAATCTTGTGCCATTATTCTACCAACTTTCTAATATTTTCATACAACTCGTCATCGACAATACTAAAGTTGGTATTACGTTGCTTGTCCCATACCTGTGTCATCTTTACAAAGTCTTGTAACTGTTCTTTCCAGTTATCTAACTGCGGTTGTTCTAAATATCCTACAATACCATCTACGCTATTTTTTATCAACCAATTCTTCTCATATAATATATTACACTTTTCTTTGAATTCGAGCAATCTATTTTTTGCATTGACTCTCATTTCAACAGGTAAATTTCTCACATCTAAATACGGAGGATGTGTATTAATTAATATGTCAACGCCAATACTTTTCCATTCTAGTTCTGGTTTTCCTGCATAAAATTCTTCACCTAACTCGTGTGCAAGCCATAGTATTTCATGTATTCTGTTCACATTATAAATTTGTAACACAGGACTTATATTGCTAGAAACGTTTGGTAAACTTAATATGCTTCTATAGTTTCTCAGTATAACGTCCCAACTCTTGGTGCCTCGTATGAATTCATTTACAACACCTATGCCATCTAAACTAGCGTTGATGTCCACGCTTTCGAACTTACCAATACTATCTAAAAACTTTTGGTTTGCATTTGTACAGTTAGTATTCATAAAAACATTAATGTGCTTGCTGTGACCTTGTTCGGCGGCATAATTCAAAAACTGCATATTATTTTGAATCATAGTAGGCTCGCCTCCGGTCATGTAAACTTTTCTTAGTTTAGGCATCCAATCGTAAATATCTTTCCAAAAATCATCAGCATCGAACTTTTCTCTATATTCTTTACTATTGATCCAATCTGGACGTTTTCCATATGTCTTTTCTTGTATACGAGTATAATCTTCTTCAACATCGGTGAGCTTTACATCTTCTTTAGCAATAGTACTACTGTTAAAACTGTTGCACATTCTACAACTAAGATTACACAAATTACCTAAACGCAAGTCTAAATAAAGGGGGTCGTGTTCTGGTAACTCAAAGTCATTGTTATAGCTTGCTTCAATGCGTTCATGAATAGCGTCTTCGCCTATACGGCGTTCCCACTCCTCATTGTGCATTTGTCTAAAACTTTTTTTACCTACTTCTTCTTGTAAGTAACAGTGTTTACAACTACTAATTTCTTCACCTTGGATCATTGACATGCGTATATCTTTCATGTCTTTTCCGTTCCAGGCTTCTTTTAGTGTTGTACTATTGATGTCCAGTATTTTTCCATCTTCGCTACGTAGGACACTGGGTTTGGCAATACAACAGAAGTCAATGCTTCCGCTGGTATTGACCATCATGCTCAACCATGGGTAAACACAGAATGTCTCTCCATACAATTCATCCCAATCTGCCATGCTTACCCAATACTGTCGTCGACTTGGTCTTCTCTAATCATAGCACCCAGTCTATGTGGGTTTTTATAAACCGTCTTAAAAAATCTACTTCCTACGTGGTCCATGTCTGTAATTTCAAAATCCAAGTCACTCCTAAGTTTATCACCTAGTTCAATTGTTTTAGCTTTGAGTTTGTCCCAATTCCAACTTACACCAGTATTTACACACATTTCACCACCGCCTTCAAACTCAGGAAACAGTTCTTCGTTAAACATTTTAGTTAACCAATCAAAATCTCTAACATTGCGCCAATCCCATTTACGTCTTTCAATATTGGTCATATAGCATCCGAGTCTTGCACCATATATCGCCCATAGTCCATTAACAGCATCTTCACCTACTGTCATCCATACTAGCAATCTTTTATAATTTTCGTAGTGTATTCTTTTAATGTCTGCAGGATCAACTACATCACCGCCTTCTAATCCCATCTTAACGCCTTCTCGGAAACCGGCACGCCATGCTTGTAATGGTGATCCGTTATTAGCTACATCACAATATACATTGTTCATCTGTATATAACGTATGTTCCAACAAAAGTCAACCTGTGCGGCTTTATCACTTTCAGGAGCCGCTTCGTGTGTACGCATTCTATTAACTACATCAACGGGCCAACACTTGATGCCGCCATTGCCATATACCAATCCGTTTACTGCATTTTTTCCTGCCCAGCTAATCACATCAGTTGGAGTAATTCTATTCATATCTAGTACAGCATTAAAAAAATCTTCTCTTACAATATTATCTGCATCGACTGTAACAAATCGTTCAGTTTCAGCTAGTGCCGCCGCGGCTTTGTGTGCGGCATCGCTACCCCATACTCCGTGACTGCGTTTTGCCCACGGACATTTATCTTGTAGGTCTGCCCAATTTTGTTCTGCGTTAGGCTCGTCATAGCTGATATATATTATATCAAATTCTGTAACTGGCGTTAGTGTCATTGTTTACTCCGATTGGTTAATGTAGTCAAATGTTAGATCGACATTGGTTTCTCTACATAAAATTCCACATTTAGTTAAGTCTAAATTTGGTGTAGATATTTCTAAAGTTCTATCCCATCCGATACTTTTCAATGGTAGAACAATATGTTCTAGTAACTGACTTGGATTCACTGGATCTGTTATATATAATCCTATATCAGTATATATTTTACTGTCTTGTGGGTTTTGAAAATTACTTCTGAATTGAGTGACCTCACCTTTTTTAATTATTGTAAAGTCTGTCGCAACGTCTCCAAAAACTTTAGTAGGTTTAGCAAATGATCTTCTTCTGCTATATCTGGTTCTATAATCTATTCCTGTAAAGTTTGCTTTTCTCTGTAGTCTATAACTAGAAAATATTTTCTTAGTCATAATACTCATTTCACCTAGTCCGCATATTCTTCTCAGTGGAGCCATATCAAAAATCATATAGCCTTCTTCAATTAATTCACCAGGATCAATTTCTATTGTTTTAACTAGATAGTTAGGATCGTTCTCTCTAATAAGAAAAAGTGTTATAGGGTCGTACTTTCCATCTTTTTCTGGATTCAAACTGATGTTTCTAAAAAAACGTTTACCTGTCATTCTATATAGTGTGTCTTGATTAAAGTTTACTTCCATTTTCCAACTATTAATGTATAGTATAATATTAATATCAGCTTTAACTTTTTGATTAACTGGTACCATACTCAGTCGTCTTTCAGCTTCTTTAATTCTCAAAACTGCTGATTTTTCAACTAATCTAAGTTCGTGGTCAACATCAACTACAGCAAATTTTTTAGGATCAACATGACCCATAAGTATTTGTCTAGCATCGTCACTGTCTGTTACAATAAAAGGACTTTTTATTTGATCCTTTTCTCTATTTGTAACCGTGACAATATCACCTGCTTCGTCATCATAATAAACACACCACTTGGGTGCAGATTTATCGCTCTTGTAATCTCTGAGTAAGGTTTGTTCTGAAGACATCTACTATTTCATCTGTTAAAAACGTTTCATCACTATAATGAATAATTCCACTGCCGATAACGCTATTTTCTATTTGTATTTTCTTGTTATTGGTTACCCAATAATTTAACATATCAGTCCAGTTACCAGGAGCTTCGTCTGGATTGTTAAACACACCATGTGACAGTGTATGCAAATCGTAATGATTATTAAGTTTTACACCAATATCGTCTGTATGATCAACAAAGTGTGTAATTACATTACCCAAAACATTTTTTTGAAAATACTCTGGCTTTTTATTTGGAAACACATGATTGTATACGTCTCTCCAGTTTTGTAATACAGGGTCAGCCATTTTAAACCATTCTGCAACTGTTTTATCCTTTTTATCAAAATACATTAAGTTATAAAAATATCTAGGTAATTTGTATTGTGTTTCGTATTCAAATCGCCAAGTTTTGGGAACAGGAAAGTTTCTATAAGCAAGTGCATCAATGGGAACACTTATACCGTTCCTAGATGACATCACCGACCAAAGATCATTTACATCAACGTTTATGAATAGTGTATCATAATCAACATATATTGTTTCTTCATAAGGTGTTGCGTGATAAACTTGCCATAAGTTCATTCCGTGGAACCCATCTTTGTGGGCACTGTTTCCGTATGGTAATTCTATCATATAGTCAAATACATGTTCATAAAAACTTTGTACATTGCCTAGTTGACCTTTATCTACAATCAGTGTAATACTTGCATCTGGATCACATACTTTTATGCTACATGCAAGTGCATAACAATATCGAATATTGTCTTCACCTGTATTAATACCTAATGTTACAAAACCTCGTTTAGGTGCATCATTATTTTCAATTTCAATTTCTTCAGACACTGGCTTTTTCTTTCGCTAAATCTAATAGAGTTTGGTAGTGCCTATCTAATGCACGTTTATTCATAATATGTAAGTTTTGATCTGTATGTCTGCACAGTATATTTTTCCATTGCTCTGTTCTATTGTGCTTTAAAAATACAACATCATTTAATCCATTTACTTGTGCAATGTCATCTTTTTGATCCATGTTTAACAACGGCTGGGCCATAAAATCATGTACAAAGTCATCGTTATTCATACCATTCATTAGGTGTGTTGCAATGCTAACACAAAAGTCGGTTCTAAATAACATTTTTGGAAATTGGTATAGCAAGCTATAATATTCCCAATTATCCTTTACATGACTCCATATATCAAAGAACAATTTGCTTTCTTCACTTTGGTCAAAATAAACTATAGTACTCCACCAATGGTGTATACCTGCTTCATTCAAAGTTATTTCGTTTGTATATGGCATATCTCCACCTATATACTGTGCGTATCTATGCATTGCAATAGGCATATCAGTTTCAAAAATATAATTGTAAAAGTCGTTCATCAACAAATAGTCTGTGTCGAGTAACAGTGTACGCTCATAGGGTGTATGATCGAAAACTGTGTGTTTGTTACTATTCCAAAAGGGTGCATTAAATTCGCTCCAAGGACTGTCTTGGTGCCTTCTTATATTAGTTCTTTTTTCAGTTACACTGCCGTCAATGATAATATTATCAAATGAATCCTCAATGAGATTTTTGTCGTGACTGGTATTCATCCATTCTAACGTACCATCATCAGTAATAAGTGTAACAGGCATATTTAATTGTTTTTTTGCATACTGTGATGCTAGTATTGCAAACTTAGCATAATCTAATTCTTCATTGTTATAGCAAAATAAACAAATGCCATTTCCTTGTTTTTGTGACATTCACTACCAATCCATCAGACTTTTAATATTTCGAGCTTTCTTAATTTTTTCTGCTTGTACTTTGTATTCATTACTTGCCTCTGAATAAGCACTTACCATTGTTTCTAAAAATTCACTCAGATTATCTATTAATATCGGATTCTCTTTAGTGTCTATTAGAATAGCTTCTTTCCTGTCCATGTCAAGTAAAGTTTTTACGAAGCTAATGGTAACTGCATCAGCAAAAAATACGCCCTTGGCATAATGTACAGTTTGTAAAACTTGAGTTCGTTGTTTTAGAGTGCGTTTCTGATTACCTAGTGTAATTCGATAATTTGCAAACTCTAGAGCTTTCTCGAGTCTCTCATCCATAGAGTTTCTCCTTTAGTTATATACTACTATAACTTATTTATGTAAGGTTTGTCAACTGTTTTTTTAATAATCATCTACACTTGTAAAGTCGTTAACAATAGCAAATGTCGGAGCAGGTGTTACATCAAAGCTAGTTGTACCAATAGTGAGTGTATCTGGCATCAAGTAGCTTACTGTAGGAGTAATTGTTCCGTCGACGAAGTTGTTATGTGTAGTATCGTCTAACACCATCTTAAATTGAACACCAGCTCCGTTATCAATATACTTGCCGTAGATTCTAAATTTTAACTGTTGATAGGTGCTATAAGCACTGTATGCACTAACATATATTGAGTAACTGTATGATCCGCCAATAATTGCAGGATCTGCAAAGCCAGGATAGTTTCCAGGTCCAGAAATATATCCGTAGCCATATCCGTAAGATCCATATCCATATCCGTAAGATCCAACTTTTCTACCTATTGTAACACCACTAGATGTAAACAATAACCCTTCGTTAGTGTTTGTATCTGATCCATCACCGTAATTTGCAGTGAGATCATAAAAGCCTTTGCCTTCACTGGTTCCACTTGTTGTTGCGGCGCTTTGTGTCATTGTGTCCCAATTCATAGTAAGAACACCCATTTCGTTAATAACATCACTCCAGTTGTAATATCCAGCAGTTGATCCGCCTGTCATGTTTAGTGATACTCTTAATTGTCCGCCGCCATTAAAAAAGTATCTAGCAGAATTATAGTCTGCCCAATTAAATTTATGTTCACCATTGAGCTGGTTATTCCAAGTTGTTGTTCTTGCATATCCTGTAGAAGTAGCGTTAAAAGCACTTGCATTGGTCGCATCTATTGTTAAATGTTTGTTGTTTAGTAGGATAGGGCTAAACTTTGTTCTAACTAAGTTTATATCTTCTGCTCTAATAGCTGTGCCCGCGGCTATAGTTGTTCTATTAGTCGGTATTGCAAAAACTAAAACATTGTCTGTTAGGTCTGTGTGATTAATACTAATATTTGTTCTAGATACTAGTTCTTGTAATCTTTCTGCTGTAATAAGAGTGCCGTCAGCTAGTGCATCAGATAAATTAACTGCACCCCAGCCAAATTTATGTGTTGATATTCTATTAGAATCAGTTACAGCCGCAGTTGGATATTTGTCTCCAAAAACTTTATTAACATCAACAGCAACAAGATTATATTCTTCGTTTGTTGCTAGATCTCCAACAGTACCTACCATCTTACTTTGATCCCACTACTACTTCTATTGTACCTACTTCATCAGTAGTTTTTTCTTCTAATGATCTACCTATAACTTCTTTCCAACTATAGTCATCTGGTGCTACTATTCCAACTCCGTCTGTTCCGCTTGACACAACCCTGTCGCCTTTGCCTATTTTTCCAATAATTTTACACGGAACTCTACCTGATAGTGCAACAAATGGATGTGTAGCATCTGTACCTGCGGCGGCATTCATTTCAAAGCCCGGTGCTGTACTAATAATTCCAAAGGCTTTAATGTCACTGGCTGTAGTTGTTTGTGTAATTTCTTTTGCACCACCAATTTTTACTATTGTACCTGCGGTATATTCTGCATCAGCTTCATAACGCTCTGCAAGGTCAGCATATTCTGCACTTGTAGCAATACCTCTAAATTTATAATGTGTTGTATTGTTCATTGTTACACCAGATTGTATACTAGGAAACTGTGTACTAAGTGCAGTAGTACCGTCTTCTAATTTTTCATCATTGTGTGGTGTCCAAGCTACAGTATCATCTGTGGTAATTGTTACAATATTTGAATCAACAATCATTTCTATTGTTTTATGGAAATTCCCCCCAGTGTCTTTTCTGTTTCGGAATTCAATTTTAGTTGTACCTGAACCACTTAACAATATACTCCAAATACCATTGTCGTAAACTTTTAATTGACTGCTAGATGTATCATACCAAAGTTGTCCTTCAGTTGGATTACTAGGAGCTGTTGCATTTGCAAAATTTTCTAACAAGTGTAACATGTTTTCGTTTAATGTTTCACCGAAGCGTGTAAAGTTTTTACCAATCAATCCAATACTAGTACTGGTGTCAACTGTTCCGTCGTTTACAACTATTGCTGTTTTATTATTTTGACTATAATCTATTGTATATGGCATATCTTATTCCTATTACAAGTCTGCAAAACTTGATCTGATTCTTAATGTATAAATTACCTGTATTTTTCTATTTGCACTTTTCTGTACAGGATGAAAGACTACATGTGTTAACAAATCGTTGTTACCACTATAAATTCCAAGCTCGTCGAAAACATATGTATCGTTCATACTTGTAGCTGTATCTGTTGTGTCTTGCCCAGTTACAGTACCGTAATCTAATGTACATGTTGTTACTACATCAGTGAAAGTGTTAGGTGCAGTATGAGCTATTTCTGTGCCATTTGTAGCACTTCCGCTTACCGACTCATCAACTGCTTGACTAAATGTTTGGTTGTATAAAACACCACTAGCACTATTAGTGTTAGTTGCTTTATACGTTACTGTTCCTAATCCGTCAATAGTTGTACCACCGTTACCAAATCGCATTGTGGCGATATGATGATTACCTGTGTTACCTGCTTCATTTGCTAGTAGACTAGCTAGTGCAACACTCATATTTTCATAGTTGATTGCATTTCTTCTGCGTACCAATACTTCACCAGATTTGGGATCCCATATTTTAATATGTCCCTCAATTCCTATTAATGATGTATCGTTTAAATTATCTAGACTCATTGCTCTTTCCATTATAATGTATTTATATCGTTCCTTTGCCTGCATTTCTAATGAATGCATGTTCAGGCGAAATTCCTGCGGTACTTAGGCTTGTACCACTATCGTTGTATGCTAAACGTAGTCCGTCCCCATAATGTGAGAATTTTTCTAGTGTTGGTATTCGTGTACTTGGTCCTGTGTTCCATATTTCGTCACCTATGCTGTGTGCTTTTGGACTAGTTCCTAATGTACCTCTTGTAACTCCAATGAGTTTACATACTGTGCCCGCACCGCCGACTGGTTCAATAGCTAGGTATTCAATACGTTCTGTTCCTATCCATGCAACGCCTGGCACTAAATTATTATTATCACCTACACCAACTGTTAATGCATCATCAAATGCAGTTATATCATGAACTGTAATTTCATTACTTGATACTGTAATATTAGCAAATAATTCAGCTTTCTTTAAATCTATAATAGCATTACTTGAATGTATCCCTTGTGGTTCGTACATATTAATCCTAAACGCTCTACTGTCAGATGTCACTGTACTACCACTAGCATTTGTTTGTACTAGTATGCTTATATTTTCTGTATAGTCTGTTGGTACAAGCTCTTTGCCCCAGCCTTCTAATACAGTTTGTTGGAATACGTTGCCATTATAATCATCTGTGAAACTTGCATTTGCAGTTATAAATTCTGATGTATCAATATCACCTGTAGGTGTACTAGTAAAGTCACCACCAAGTAATACTGTATCACCTTCCCAAGTTCTTGTACTATGATCTTCGTACTTGAGAGTAACAACACTATTTCTTTCAATATCTTCTATTTCAATATTTGTAGATTCGCCATGTGTGTTACTTTCCATACTGCTTAATAGTTTAGTGTGGAAAGGTTTAATACTGTTTACATATTCTTCTACAACATTTATATCATATGATTGATACTTGTCTTTGTTTGTTAGCAATGGTCTCTTAATTCCTAGATGTGCAAATGTAGTTTTAAAAGCAAAATCGTCTGCTGTATTTTGTAATATTGCTGTAAACAATAACTTAAACCATAGTTGATTATACTTAACATGATGTGTTCCAATAAAAATTTCACTTCTAAGCAAGTCCATTAGTTTGCTTATAACATTATCACTACATGCATCGAATGGTGTTACATCTAATCCAATGGCGTCAAATCCGTTGCCGAACTTCGATTGGTTCCATACCTCTTCACTTAGTTGTACAGTTGCTTTTTCTTTAAACACAAGTTTGTCAGCACCATTAATATAATAGTACATCTCGCTTCTATCTATGTCTGCTCCTGGGCTAGTGCTTTTAACTAAAATGTAACTACCATCAACTGGGTCACCTGCACTAACATAGTCTGTCCTAGTATTGTATACAATGTCAGCTACTGTATTTGGATTAAATCTAAAAGTTTCATTATCTTCAGAATCTTTTTCAACTAAATGCCAGTCTACTAAGTTAACATAATCTTTAATTTTATAAGTTACTGCTCCTTCTATAAATGTACTTGAAAATGCATTTTCCCAGTTATTAATTTCATCAACAACATTTACAGTACTTAATAATGAGTTTACACTATGTACAAAGTTTTGTCTAGCTTCTTTTACATCTCTATACAAACTTTGTCTTGGACGAGTTTGAAATCCATATCTGTTGTATTTGTGCAGTTTGAGATCAGGTAATGGTTGCCCTCTCCATACGCTGATATCGTCGGCTTGTGTACTTTCAATAAAGTTATAGTCATACACTTTACTCCAGTGACTCATGTCTGTGTCGAGGCTTGGTTGACTATTTTGATTATTTGCTTGTAGGCTTGTGTAAAAGTTTGCGCCTTCTTTTACTACTTGATCATCAGCGTAAACTGTTGTGTTATTCCAAGTCGTATAAGTTTTGTTAACACTATGTCTATTAAATCCAGCTAAACTATCTCTAATTTTTATATGCAAATATTCTGGTATAGTTATGTTAGGATCTTTTTCAGCAAGCATTACCCAGTCTTGCATTGGCAATGCTAGGGCAGTATTCTTTTGATTAAGTTGTGCCACTGTGTCATTGTTAACAAAATTTCTAATATTTGCTAGTAACAAGGTATCACTACCTGCTTGTGCCGCCCAACTTAAATCAAATGCATTTGGATTAAGCATTATTTGTGCTAGTTGAAAAACATTATAATTGCTTTTTCTAATACTATTAATTTTGTTTTTAATCCAAAAATAGTAAACAGTCTCAGTTTGCTTGCTTGCTTCATTGTAGTAGTTTTCTTCAGTCCAGTTGTATATAGTTTGACCATTTATTATAACACTATATGCTTCGCCGCTAGCTTCTTTATTATCAACTATTGCTTTTTGTGTTACTAACTCGCTCCACTGTTCTGGAGGTACAGGACTTGCTGTCCATTCGTAAATGTCTATACTCGAGCCATCAAATAGTTTCCCCCAATTATTTTGTTGGTAATCTATTGTACTTTGCTCATAGTCTAAGTATACTGCGGTGCTAGTATTCCACCATCTTGCACCTAGATACTCTCTTCCCCACTGTTCGTCATTCACAATACTACCATCTATATTATTAAAATTATAATTTGCAATATCGTTTGTAATTTTATAGTCAATTTCTTTATCAACAAAACCAAATATAATTCCTTTAACTGGATCATAAACTTCTAGTGTTGTAATAGTACTTTGTTTCTCTGCATCATACAATTTAATATTTTCTACTAGATCATTTCTTGCTTGTGCAATACCAGTTCTAACTTGCTTCCATTCACCTATATGACCGTTAGCATCACTCCAAGTACCAGTCCAACTATATACTGCACTTTGTCCTGTTCCGTCATCATCTACATAAGCATAAATTGGATTTGCTGAAAGTGTTTGCCTAACGCCTGCGAAATTGTATTTGTAAACATTATTTACTTTCACTTGTCTATCTGCTTCTAGTGCAGTATAAGTTGAGAAACGCATTTCTCTTAAAGGATAAATGTTGCCGGTATTGCCGTTTTGCTCAATAAATTCATCAATGAAAAACTTGTTAGTTTGATTTGATACTTTGGTTACTTTGTGTATGCCGTCTATATTAGGAACACTGTTACTTCCTCTTATTAAAACATAATCTCCAACACTTAGATTGTGTGCTTGTACATCACCTGTTTGTCGATTAATTTTTATTTCAGCATCATCTCCGGCGTCTGGTCCTGCACATATATCAAATGTATACATACCAAAGTCCATTGTTTGATAAACTTGATAGCCTAGGTTATAACTGCCAAACTCACTATTATCTGCAACCCATATAGCAAAAATATTTGGATCACTTGTATCTTTTGTAAAAACCGGATTACCATTTGAATCTACCAATGCTTCAAACACTGCACTGGTTGCACTTACCGTTGCACTCAATGTTTGTGCAGTTATACCTATAGTTATATTTGCTGTTCCTGCTCCAATAACCATTGTACCGTTTGTACTTGAAAGTTTTAGCTTGTTGCTAGCATTTGTTGCACTTACTCCAGCAATATTTGCATTATTAACCTTCTCTACGATATCAGTAATGCTCAATCCAACATTACTTGTAGCAGTTGTTGTACTTGCTGGTACAAGTCCACTTGGTAAACCTATTGAACTATTTGCTGTTCCTGTGCCAATAAACAAGTTAGATAGCGTTGAATTAATTTGTAGTACATTAGTATTACTTGTTCCTGCCGATGCAGTAATACCTATTAGTCCTGCTTCATTGATTTGATCTATTGTTTGTTGTAGTGATAAAGGTAGTTGTAAGTTTTGTGTATTGGATGATGCACCTATGCTTTCAGTTGCTGAACTAAATCCAACATTTGCATTTTCAGTTCCGACACTTATTGTTAATGTAAATGTTACTGCCGGAGTGTTTGTTGTTTTAGTAATTTTTAGTCTACTGCTAGCATCAGCACTTGCTGTTATATTGCTAATTCCTGCGTCATTTATTTCTTGTACTATATCAGTTAGTGTATACAATTTAAATGCAGGTGTAGTTATAGTTGCTACTACTGTGCTTGGCGCAAATGTAGTTGAAGCGTTCGCACTATTCTTGAGATATGTTGCAATATCGTCTGTATATGTACCGCTGTTCAATGCGGCTTGCGAATCAGTAATATCACTTGGTGCTACAACTTGCGTACCTGCAACAACTTGTGTGCCTGTATAGCTTGTACCTTTTATATTATTAATAGTAATTAAGTCCTGGTCTAACAAAAACTCTGCAGGTTGTTGTGTACTACCACCGCCCTGGATAAGTGTAAGTAGATGACTTATGTTCAATCCTGCATTGTTTGTATAGTATGTTGTAATCCAAGTTGTCCATGCCGCCACACTATTAGACGCAATGTATGCCGCTCTTAAACCTTCAATTCTACTAATTCTAGTTGTAGCTGTGCTTGATATAGATGATTGATTTTGTATCCAACTAGTATTAAAACTATTTTCATATGCCTGCTGGGCTGTGATGTTTGTACTTGCATTCTGTGAATCATTAAAGTTAATTGTAGTGCCATCAATAATTAATGTAGCAGTTGCACTACCTTGTATAGTTGGATTAATGGTTGTTCCTACCTTATTAATGTCTGCAAAAGTAACTGTAGACACAATATTAGAAAAAGTAATTATAGTATTAATAGTAGAACTAGAACCTAGTATTACTGTCGATCCATGTGGTACTATATCGGTACTAGCAATGTCTACTATGCCAGCTACTTGAATTACATTTGTAGTTGTACTGGTAGCACTTTTGCTTAGTGTTATAGTGTTTCCATCAATAACTAATGTTTGTCCAGTACTCGGAATAACTGGTAATTGTACTGTGCCTGTTAGTTGAATAGGATTGCTAGCAGTTGCTAATCCACTAGCTCCATCTTCATCTATCATTGACCAGGTCCTACCTTGATGTAAAACTTTTTCGTTAAATTTGTAACTTATATTGCTATCCCATATACCAATATCTTGCCAATTACCACTGTGGTCATATGATGTTTTTACTTCTTCTGGAAACTTTTCAAAATCTTCTTTGTTTATAACTCTATAATCTGCTTCACTTAATAATGGTAAACCAGCAGTTGTGTAATCTTGTGCAAATAACTCGTCGCTTGAATCTTTAAAAGTGTTTACTGGTCTTGTTAAAAAGTTGCTTTCAGTACTATCATGTACTTTAAGCGGACTAGTTTGGTCAATGTCAATTACAATATCGCTGAGTACATCAAACTTTTGTCCTGCACTAATTCTTACAGGTTGTGGACTTGTTTTTAGTAAGTCCGGAGTAATTTGAAATTCTAATGTGCTTCGTTTGGATGTGTCACCAAAGTCTGCAATTCTTACTGCCCATTGCTCTAATAGCTCTGCACTTGCTTCGCCGTCGAATAATTCTTGGTTACGCATAAATGCAGTGAGTGCATGATCTGTACCTTTATATTTGTAACTGCCTTTGACAAATTCGTAAAGACTATCATCATCAAAGCCTAAGTTTTCGCTCCATTTTGGTTTGTTATATCCTGCATTAAACCTTGCAATGTCACTTAATTGTTTGTTACTCAATGTATTTGTTCTACCTAAGTATTGATCTACTTCTCTAGCTGTAGTATCAAAGTTTGGTATAACTGTGTTATCATTAACTATATAACCCGGTGAATATAATTTACCATTCCAGTCTTTAGTTCTGCTACCACTCCACACTATTCTATTGTGTCTTTGTGCAATACTTGAATCGTATATTGTATCATCAAAGTTAGTAATGTTGTCAAATATAAACACATGTTCTAGTTGTACTTTGTATAATCTTATTCCGTACAATCTAACACTATCTGGATCCTTAATTTGAAATACAGTTTCGCTATCAAGCTCCATGCTCTTCCTATCAATAATTAAATCTGAACTAGATATTTGCTTACCTGTTTCGTTAATAATATTATACACACCATCATATTTTTTATTGATATTATCAAAGTATCCATCTAATCCATCGTTAACTGTTACTTTAGTATCGTCTGGAATAAGCGTAATATCAGTTGTACTGTTTCCTATTGCCCATGTTACAAAGTTAGCCGCCGAACTTCTCCATTGCTGTGTAAATCCCAAGTTGTTTAGATAATGACCATATCCATTTATAAAGTTATAAACTTCTTGAATTGATCTAAGTTCTGTATTGTAGTCCAACTGAGTTGTAACTTCGTCAAACGCTGTGTAACGCAGAACTTCCACAGTATTAGTTCCTTGAAACTGTACACTAATACCTTGAGTTGCTGTATTTGGGCTATTATATGTAAAATATGATAGACTGTTATCAAAACCGTTAAGAGTGTATCCGTTTGCTGTTTTACTAATTTTAATACCACCGAAGAAAAACTCCACATCTGGCTTGCTAGTATACATCACTGTTGAAATATTTTCCTCAGGAACAAATACTCGACCTTTATCTTGACTGCTTTCTAATATAAACTGATTATTTCTATTTACAAATCCGCCTGCTTTAATTATTGGTTGAAAACTTAAATTTTCTAATCTGTTTCTCAGTGTGTCTGCACTGGTTCCATACAAATTACTAAATTCAATAATTGCATTACTAAGTCCATTATAATAATGTGTAGCATTTTCAGCAAGTATAGGATCTAGTTCTGCACTTCCTGTTGAGATACTCAGTAGTGGTCTATTAAAATATTGTGTTCCTTGATTAGTAACACTGGCACTAACAATACTTCCATTTTCTACAAATACTGTTATCTCACCATTAATACCAAAGTTATCATTTACTGTTACAGTAGGTGCAACTGTATATCCGCTACCAGGATTAATAATTTTAATGCTTTCAATAATCTTTCCTATTATTGAACTTCCACTGATGTCAGTATTTTTCCAACTATCTAGTTTAAGTTTATCTGTATCAATTTCTTGTGGATGATCATAACCTATTAAATTTTTAACTTGTCTTCTAGCTGTTCTAAAATAGTTGTTTAGTGCAATTAGTGGTCTTGTTCTCAAGAATGCAAGTGTTTGTGCTAGTTTACCTGCACTTGATCTGCGCCATACTGCTTCTACCGGACCCCAATCACCATAAACAAAATCCTGAGATGCATCTCCTGAAGTAGGAGCTGGTACCACTCCAGCTGTGTCAGGATCGTTCATTATACCACCGGTTGTTACAAGTGTATTATTATTCCAATCATAATTTTTATATGTGTAATTGATGTTATAAGTTTGACTATTAACACCTAACGCAGGATCGCTTGTTTGTCCAAACTCAAGTGCTAATAATAGTGCTGAACGCTTTGTAGCGTCTGTCCAACTGTAGTTTGCGTCCCACCATGTTGGTTTAGTATTATGACTCAACATCTCCCAAGGATGGGTATGCGGTCTATCTGTATTGAAATAGTAAATGTATAGGCCTCTCCAGCCGCCAATGCCGGGTCCTACACTGCTATAGTTCCAAGTCCATTTGTCACTGCCATCGTAGTATGTGCTACTGTTTAACGCTGTAATATTGTTCTTAGATTTGTATTTGTTAAACTCGCTTCTAATAGAATTATTCACTTCATCCCATGTATATACTGCTGGTCTGTGTGCATTTGGAAGGTATGTACTAACATTAAGAGTATTAGGTAAATCTTCTCCTAAGTTATTATAAATTCTATTCTCAAGATCCCATATACCTGCATCAATAGGATTAAATCCTACTTGCTGTCTATTGTACATTTCTGTACCCAGTCTTACATGCACACTTCCATCATGTCCTAAAATAACATTGTCATTAAATAATTTATCACTATCTTTACTATAGTCACTTCTAAGCTCTGGTACATATGGTTTAATCAATCCCAGTTTAGCCGCACTAGGAGGAACAAAACTTACACTATTTCTCTTGTACCATCTTATGTGTGCATTGTTTAAACCTGAGCCTGGAAAACTATTAATACCTGGTGCAGTAATAGTAACTCTGTTTTGATTAATACGATAATCTAAATCTTTAACAAGTGATTTCCATGAGTGATTGCCGTTACTATCTGGAATTTGAATCCAAACTTGTACATGATTAAATGTATCATCATAGTTGTTAATTTCTTCTGGTAATTTAAACGCTGGTGTTTGATCTAATATCCAACTTACATCTGCACTTTTATAATCTCTATACATAGCCATTTCACTATGAGCAAATGGACTATCTGCATTCTTACCTAAGTGAAGTGCTTCTAGTGTTTTATCAACTAGAGTATAAATTGGTAGTGTTTGATCTAAACTTTCGTGTAGTTGTACAATTTTAAGTTTAAATTTTTCTTTAAATTGCTCATAGTTTGAACTTGCAAATTGTAATGCACTGTATGGATTAGTTGATACATCTACTAGTAACTGATTTAGCAATTCAGTACTGTAAGGTTGTTGTCTAATTGTACCGCCTGTATCACCTACTTTTACTATATTTCTGTAGTTGTTTGTTCCATACCAATTACCAGTGAACAAAGGATTACTGGTCATCTGACTACTAAGGTGTTGAATTAAATCACCGTAACTTATTTTGTTAAAATCTAAGTTTTGTGCATTGTGTACTTGTGTAAGTGCCGGTTCAAATTCGCCTTCGCCTGTTGTTCTATAATCTTTCTTTGAAAAGAAACTAAATTCGTATATATCATCTTTAGTCAATCCACTAGTAATACTAATAACATCTCCAGTGTGACTGAAGTTTGTAAATGGATCACCATTTTTTAGTACGGTAACATTTGTCTCACTCGGATTATCGCTTAAAAATATTACACCAAAGTTTGCTGGGTCAGCTACAAGTCTATACTTTATGCTGTTTACTGTAGGAGTTCCAATTTGTATCTGAAACTGATTATCAGTTCCGGCTGTTCTAACAAGTCCTGTGCCAAGTGCCGAGCCATCCATATTCACAAACTCTATTTCAGCTTGTGGAAATAGTGTAGTTATTGCGTAGTTATTGCTGTAGTGAAAAAATAGTGTAGGTAACTTGCCGCCAACTCTTTGTACTCTGCCAGATAAAACAGATAAACTTGGTTGACTGCTTACTCCTAACAATCCAAATTCTTTGAATATGTTGTAGCATCTATCACCGACAAAACTTGTATGTCCGACATCTACTTTAAGAGGTACACTAGCATCACTTATTACTTTTCTAATTTTTTTGTGTATGGGTTGTCCATTTCTTAAGGGTGTCCAACCATTGTGATATCTACCTGTGGTTAAGTTAAAACCAAAGAAGTTCTCTGGCGACTCGAAAAAGTCATCATCGCCATTATTGACAGGAGTATCCAAGTATCTATAGTAGTAATAGCCTTTAATTTCTACTTGGTTACTCTTAGATAAGTCTGTACTTTGATTTACATATGTGAATCTTTTGCTTAGTAAATTTGTAACAAAATTAAGTCCTGGATTATTTCCATAGTCAACATACTCAGGATTGAACCCTAGTGCATCATCATAATCATTTGTTTCACTGTGTACAAAATCAAATATAGTAGCACCAAAATAGTCACTGTTTGGATATTTTGTCGAATCATCAATTTTTACAAGATCAGTATCATATAGCTGTACTTTCATACCCTGACTTCTATGTTGCTTTTGTTGACCGTATACCCAACGTGTACTATTCCAATATATCTCAGCACCGCTAAACGGAAAACTTCTATCACTTATGCCAGCCGCAGTATCTTCTGGTGCATTGTGTACAAAATTAAATCCATTTAATATTACAACTTTATCACCACTTACCAACTGTGTTGCACTGTTAGTTCCGTCGTCATTATATCTTACCTGTAGAGTAATGCTTGAACCCACACCAGAAACTTCAAATATTTTATTTTTGTATATATTATTTGTAGATTCTAAAAATAGTACAAAATCACCATTCTCTAATTCAACAGGAGTAACTTGTTTCCAAAATTCTTTGTTTTCGCCATGTATTGGATTGCGTATTTCGCCATGTGCTTGCACACATTCCCAAAATGTAGTTACCAGATTAGGTGTTACACCACTAATAACCTTTACTAAAGCCCCAAAGATATAACCTTTATTGGACCATTGTTCTGTAAAGTTACCAGGAAATAAATTGTATGACGATTGTCCAACTATGAGTGTTGCTGGATCTATTTTGTCTTCTAGTACATGATCTATATTTAAAATATGTTTTGTACCAGTATTGTATTTTTCTATTCCAGCTCGATATTCAATAATAGGTCTTACTGCTCTGTATTTGTCTAATGCATAGAGATCATCTTTAACATCTGCATAGCCATCATATATTAAGCTATTAGCAATAGTTTGTTCATGTACCCAAAGATTAGAACGTGACCATGCATTTTTATCTAGACCAGTACGCTGTTCACATGTATAATCTCTAGTGGTCATTCTATGTTCTCTGAGATCAAAATTCTTAAAGTCAAATGCAAACTTATCGCTATCAAATCCAGCTGGTTCTTGACTACTATAAGTTGTTACGTTAGCCCATACTCTTTTTCCTTGTTGCCCTTCGTACTGACCTGGTTCAAATTGTTTCGTTAGTTGAATACCGGCAGTATCACCTACTCCGTCTACAATAAAAATTGCATCGTTTAAGTAATCACTTGACGTAGTATAAGAATAGAATGTGTGTATTTCTATTTCTTCATTAACTGCCGGAGCAGTCGTTAGTGTTACCATACCAGTGACTGAATTATATGTATATGCTGACGTCAACTGTCTTACATTGTTAACATATACTATGTTTCTAATAGCACCAGTAACTGTAGCTGTAAACATATTGTTGCCAGGTACAGTTTGTGTAAATCTATCCACTGTGTGCGGAGAAAATCTAACACGCATGCCATTTTCGAATGTAAGTGCTCTACCATTTTTCTGTACAGGAGTTGTGTATGTAGTTTCTCCAATAATAGTATCAATATCAAATGCACTTGTATATTTTAGTTCACTAGGAGGAAGGACGTCTAGTACCCAATAGTATCTATGATGATTTATAAACATATCATAGTTAATTGGTAAATCAAGTGTAAATGCTTGTTCGTTTAGTATTTTACTATGATTATTTGTATTGACTTCATTATACTTTAAACTACGAATTAAATCATCATATGCCAAGGCTTGATCAATACTGTTATCATTATTTTTGTTAACCATACCTGGCGTAAATTGATAAGTGTCGTTACTTCTTCCATCAACCAGATAGCTATCATCTAAGCTAGGAGTAAACCTATCATCACCTATAGTTTTTCCAACAAAATGTTTGACAGGTTCTAAGCTACCACTTGACATTAATTGTTCAAGTGTACTATCAAAAAACTGATTGTTTACTGTTGTTTGTAAGATATCAGGTAATAGTTCACTTACCCGCCTGCTTCCAGTTTTTTGTAAACTTTCACCTGGTCGATTTATTTTAGGAACTATAGTTGGGTTAGTTTTACGTTCACTCATTAGTAGCCTCCGCCGCTAGAACTTGATCCACTGCTTGAACTTGCAGAATTATTACCAGTAGTATTTTCACCAACTGTTGTTAGGTTTGCTATACTAGTGCCAGTTACTGAAATATTATTTGATTTTACAACTGGAAGAAATAATTCATCACTGCTACTGCTTATTTCAAATAGTGCAATACTATTTTTTGGATTAGCAACACTTTCGATTGTAATCTGACTTATTTCACCAATCATGTTGTTGTGTATAAACGCCGCCATTTCAGTAAAGTAAAAATCTTCACCAAAGTCCCAATTATCAATATTAAAGTATGTATCAATTAAATTTATAACTCGTTGTTTAATCTCTGTGTCACTTAGTGAGGTATTTGAAGTTTTGGTTACATTAAATTTAGCTTGCAATTCTCCACTTGCTAAATCTCCAAACAATATTTTATACTTAACAGGTCTGTATATCACTTGATCACTAATACTCTTCTTGCTGTTTAAACTATCAAACGTATCAGTAAGTTCACTTATAGTTGGTGCATTGGGCTTAGTTTCTGGTCTAGTATCATACAATGCCCAATTCCTAAATGTAGTATTATAACTGTCTAGTAACACATAGGTATCTATAATATTAGTTGTGCTTGGATCAATCAAATAGTTGATATCAGCTATTCTATTGTACTGTGTATGTAAACTACCTATACCATTTACAACTGTGGTTCCGTCTGTATCATCCTGTACCGTATAATCAAAACCATTTACAGTTTTAGTGCCTAACTTAATTGTTTGTGATCCTACGATTCTTTCAAATGCTTCTGGATCATTTGGATATCCGTCGTTATCTGGATCAGCAAGCGTAACCCTCACATTGTGCGGATCTGAATATCCATCTGCATATATAAAATATCCATATGCATTAAACTGAAAGTCTTTTCCAATTGGATTAGGGTCTGTTTCACTTGTAGGATTGATACTTAGAATTTTTACATTGTCTCTGAGAGGTTTAAGTGTTTCACTACTAAATGTTTCTGCAAAATTTAAATTAGTAAATTTAAGTTTCTTAGGACTTCCTACAATAAATTGTGTTTTTCTTGTAAGCATTTCCCATTCATTTACACCATAGTTTAATCTAATTATCCAACTATTATCAATGCCTGTACTCGAACCGTCGCCTGCGTATTGTAAACTAAAGCTAGATACATCGTTTAGTGTTTCGCTGTTAACTGACAAGTTAGCACTTTCAATTACAATCCACTTTTGACTTGCCGCATTATAGCGTAGTCCAAAACTATTATTACTGTTAATTTTAGCAATAACGTTTGATCGTGTAGTTTTATCTAAGTCTGTGCTAAGTTTTGGAACTAATCTTCGTATTCTACTAGAGCTTCCTACGACACCACTTAAAACTACACTACCTTTTCCTGTATTGTCAATACCTATTGGATTACCAGCACTATTATCGTCTCCTAATCCATCTTTATAAAGTCTATCTACTTTAATCCATTGTGTTTTTGCATTAAGTATAATACCTTTTACAGTCGCGCCGGTGCCGCTTCCGCCTGTAATACTAATATTAGTACTTTGGTCATATCCACTACCACTATTTGTAATAGCTACTGTAGTTACTGCACCATTTGCTATTGTACAAGTTGCTGTAGCACCTGTACCTTTACCTGTGATTACCACAGTTGGTGTGCTAGTATATCCAGTGCCGCCAGTTGTTACGCTAGCACTACTAATATATCCCATTTTATATGGTGAATCAATAAATTCTACTAATCCATTGATATCTGCTTTTTTAAGTACGCTGGTAGTTGTTTGACCCATTCTTTGAATAATACTATTATAGGTTATATAACCACTACAAGTTCCGCTTCCTTTTGTAATTTGATTCCATCTGTACACATTTGATTCACTGCCATCTGCGTTAAAAAATATTATACCATCAGTAGTATCATTGAAATCTTTATTAGCATCATGTGTAGCTGAACTGTACCCTTGTCTATTATAGTAAAAATTAAATATTTCTGGATCAGCTAGAATTGGTTTAACATACTTGTCATATATTTGTGTGCCGTTTAAACTTGTAGGCAAACTTACAACACTTCTAGATGTTGCTCCATTTTCATAAAGATACACATCATCGGCATACTGTGTTGCATCACTGTATGTTGCTGTAGGATCATATATGTCACGGAATCTGCTGTGACCACTGTGTACTCTGTTCACACTTTTAATTTTACGAATATTTTCACTAGCTGTTAGAGGTGCAATAGCATAGTCATCTGCTGTTACCATTCTATCCTGTGTTGTGAAGAATCGAGGAGCATTCGCTTTGATACTAGCAAGACTTTCTCTTTCACTTGAATTGCTTACTACACTTTTTAAACTACATCTAAATTTTGCCTGATGTGTGTTTCCGCTTCGGCTAATATATGTAACATTAAAGCCAATACTGTTAAAACCATCTGGTGTTAAGCTATACGTTCTGTTTAATCCTGTTCTGTACCAAACTCTAATAGTACCACGTGGAATATTACCAAATCTTCCGTCAGCAAAAAGTATACTAATCTGGTCATTTTCTCTACTACTGATACTGTAAATATCTCTAATTTTATTTTGTTTTGCATTGAACAGTGTATTAGCACCAAATAGTCTATCTACTCTAGTCCATGTTTTTAATACTTGACCTACTTCGTCTACAGTTTGAACCCACACTTCACCGTTAGCAACATTATCACTATTAATGTCAACTGCTAAATTTGGTAATCCGTTGTCGATTTGAAAATCTTTAAAGTTTAGTGTCCCTTGTTTAAATCCTACAAAGAATCCAGTGTTTGGTGAGCCAAATCCACTATTGTCATTTCTATAAAGTAAATCAACTGCTGTATAAGGATCAGGGTCTTTTTCAATCACTGCATTTATAGTACTGTTAATATTTGGATTGTACAAACTAAATGTTGCATTAGCATTATTAATTTTGTTCGAAAACTCTCTACTAATTTTGTTGTTTGTACTATTTGTTCTATAAATTTCGTTTGAGATACCTTCAATTATTGTTTTGCTAAAAGGCGATCCAAACTGACTACTACTTTGAAAAATGCTATTCATAATAGCTAAGAAGTTTTGATAGCTTGCAGGGTTTGTTACGTCTTCAAACTGTGTAACAACATTTGCAAGACTTTCACCTGTGGCATCAAATACTTGTTCGTCGGTTTGTACACTATCAATCTTTAAAAAGCCATTTGATACAACGTTTCTAGTAGGAGTGTAACCTAAGAATTCAGCAATACGCAAGGCGCTTTCTCTGCGTTCTGCTGTACTTAGATAGTTTTCTCTTTGTCCTAGGTCTGCTCTAAATGCTAAGTTATGTCCTAAGAATGCAATCAATTCAATAAGTGCTATAAATTCACTTGAATTAATGTAATCATTAAAATTTTCTGGATAGTTTGTGCTGATGTAATCAACCATTGCTGATCTGATTGTTTCAAAATCATATGCTTTTAGATTTGCTTGAGCAAAACTTTCGTATGCTACCGTAAAATCCTCTGCGGCAAATAAACTACTCTGACGTGCGCCTTGTGCCATTATTCTTCACCTGTAAAGTTAAGAAACAGTTCTTCTGCTGTTCCTGTGTCTATGTATTCTAATCTAACCTTTATCTCTAAACTATGTTCAGTAGGTTTGCTTAATAGCGTTTCCAACACATTCCAACGTGGATCATTGTTAACTATTTTGTCAACATCATCTCTTGCTTCTTGCTCTGTCGCTTCATCTAAAGGCTCAAATACTAATTCAGGTAGTATACTACCAAAAGTAGGATTACCTACTCTTTCTCCACGACGAGTATGAAAATGATTAAGCAAATCACGCTTTGCAAGATCAGCATCTGTAAGTGTTTTTGCACCGCTAATACTGTCTATTGTGCTATATCCGATATAGGTTACCATACTATTATTTATGGTAAAATTAAGTACCCGGTTTATATTTTTATTGTAGTTCTTATCAAATCACCTGTTTTCATGGTTTCAGTGATTGTAAGTGTAGTTCCATCAACAGTAAAGTCAAATAAGTGCTGTTGAATGTTATCATTAATAGTTACTGTAAGTTTTTCCATTGGAGTCATACTAGCAGATTTAGACAGTGTAAACGTATTAGTGCCGCTGTATACGAAATTTTGTACTATAAGTGTATCATTATAGTCTTTAACTATTTGTCTTTGTTTTCCTTCTGGGGTAAACGATAAAAATTTTAGTGTTTCAGCATAATAGGCAAATCTTGCTCGACGAAGTTGATCTGTATTGAGTGTACTTTTTTCATTGACCTCTCTGATACTAAAAACGCCTCTACTTCTGTACCAAGTTCTATTTTTTGGAGTTCCATAGTCTGCTAATCTTAATACAGTTGCAATTTTAATACATAAATCTTTATTAATGGTACTGTTTACTATCATGTTTGCAACTGTCTCATAATCAAGTAATCGCAATGGCTTTAATAAATTGTATTCAATGGCACCTTGTATACTTTGAAATAACTTGCCTGTTGCCCAATGATATAGTATTATTGCATCATATGCACTTCTACTCATAGTAGTAACATTATTAGCTATTAACTGACTTTTAGCAAGTAACTCTTGTTTATTATATGATTCTTGCCAAAGATCAAATGCTTGCTGTTCTGTTAGTCCTGTATTATATTCACCTTCGCCATATGCTGTAGTATCAAATCCGCTATAGCTACTAAAAAATCCTAATGCTAACAATCTTGCATTTTCACTAGAAGTAACATTTTCTAAAGACAGTTGTGTAGTATATGCTGTTTCATCTTTAACAGTAAAATCACTCCATATCTTTTTAAATTTGTTTTCAACTGTGTCCATTACCGTGGTCCTACTTTTCTTGGATTAACTGAACTTGCATTAGAGCTTGTGGCGTTTGCATTTGCATTAGGAGATTGATTATTGTTTATTTTAGTCATATCTACATCTTTAGCAGTAAATTCGGCAGTAGCACTTGCAACCTGTGGCAACATCTCTTGTTCTTCTGCATGTCCTCCCCACGGTTCAGCTTCTGGAACTCTTCCGTTTATGCTTTCTTTAACTGAAGTATTCACTGTTAAATTATTTGCTACAGTTTTAGTTGCCGCTGTAGCTTCTGGACCATTCAAATCAATTAATGTCGCTGTAGTTCTCATATTTCCTTTAGCTCTGATATGTCCATTTAAATCTGTCGTTAATTTAATATCTTTATTGGCATGCAAATTAAACTCACCTGTTGCGGTTTCTATTGTTGCACCATCTTCTCCTCTTGCTTTCATAGTAATTTTATCTGCATCTAGATTAAAGTTTCCTTCGCAATACAAATTAAAATCTGTTTTAGTATGCATACTAACAGCTTCTTCGGAGTATATATCTATTTTACCATCATTGCTCATTTGAATCCAACTACTGCCACTTTGATTGATTATATAGATCATTCCAGTGCCATCATGCATTAGTATTTGTGCACCGCCTTGACTTGCAAGTCTAACTAAATTACTCAGTCCAGATTTTCTATTTTTGTCTGGTGTTAAACAAGTATCGCTATTTGGAAGTGTTCCATCGTCCATAACAAAACTATGTCCGCCGGGTGTATTAAATCCAAACACTTGGGTTGGACTTTCTCTTCGTTGACTACTACTGCTTAATCCTCGTAGACTATCTATACCAACACCTTGCCCAGTAAGAGCTTCTCCGTCTTTGCTTTTATCACTGTTCTCTTCACTACCTTTAACAGTCATCCCAGATGCTCTGGGTCGTTTATTTTTATCTTGTGTTTTTTTAACACTAGGATCTAGTGTAGGTCCTAATGTATCCGCTTCGCTGTCTACAAATGCCGCCGCATTGCTAGGCACACTAGCATTCCTAGTAACGTCAGGAAGCACACCTACCATTACACCTACATCACTGTTATTAGGAAAAGCTACTAGTATTTGACTTCCTGGTGCAGGAGGATGACTGCTCATACCGTAACTATTTGTAGCGTTTGCGTATTGATATGATCCTCCGTATGGAGTTGCACGTCTTATACGATGATATTGCTGTCTTTCATCTTTACTATCAACATTACCTGCATAGTTTTCACCGACAAGTTCAACATACATAAACCCTTCATATCTATCATCTACAGTATCAATAACTTTTGCGATAAACAAACCTGTGTACTTTTGAAGGCCGTTTACAGATTTAGACATATCATAACCTTTTTCAAAAGTTTGATTTATGTCGTTCATTCCTTTATATCTCATACTGTTATCCTATCATAATATCTTTTAAAAATTGTGGTGCATTTTTAGCTCTTATTCTGCCATTAGCATCAGGTAGTCCTCCCCAATAAGGACTGCCTCCTTGTGCTTGTCCAAATTGTTTAGCAATATCTACATGAAATCCATTATTTCCCATATAGCCGTTACCAGCACCTATGCCAGTTGCACCTGCACGTTTAGCTTCAGCTAAAAAGTTTTGTATTAGCGGAACGTCTGCCGGATTGCTTAAACTTAAATTTCTACCAGCGGCATTTTGTATTCTAATATCAGCCGCCGCACCGTTGTCATGTCGTGTTGTACCTGTTCTATTTCCACCGGAAGCTATATCGGGTTGTCCTCCACTGTATACAACTACACTTAGCCCGCTGTTATCAGCCGCAGTTTGTAATATATTTTTAAGTTCAGATTTGATTTCTTGATTTCGTATTGTGCCATTAGAATTAACTTGAGATTCTGTTACACTAGGATTGGCTACATCACCATCTTCTACTTCACCTAAGTTAGGCCCAGGTTGCTGTTCTGTTTCTGAACCTGGTTGTTCACCTTCGCCTTGCTCTTCTGGGAGTTTCAATGCTGGAGATTGTTTTTCTTCTTGCATGTCCATTTGACCAGTACTTAAATACTCCCACATCATACCTACATTTGTATTTGTATCTCTATAACTCTGCAATGTCATTGTGAACTGTCCATCAGTATAGCTTACATCTACTGTGTGAACTCTAAATAATCCAACAATACCATAGTTTGCTTCTGGTATCCGCATAAGACCTGTGTCTGGGTCTGGATAAGTTGGGAAATCTAAATTTAAAAAGTAACTAACACCTCCTCTAGTATAGTTGGCACCCTCTAGTGTTGACTTACGACTTTTAGGTCTACCTAACCAATAAGGATCTCCTCGTACTGTGATTTGTTGCTGTACTAGATCACCTAAACTTTCTAAATTTAGTTCTACTGCACCCAAGAACACTGCACCTGCTGTGTCGCCTTCATCTGGTCCGTTGGTTGCTTTGCTGTTAATAGGCGCAATATCGTGAGTAAGAGGAAAATTATCATATTCATCATTATTTTTGTTAACACCAAATAGCTCGCTTTGTGTTAAGTATCTTCCAGACTGGTTATTAAATGCTCCGTTGTTTACACGATTTTCTGCTTTTATTTGTTGTTCAAGTAGTATGACCTGATCTTCTAGAGGACCTTTAGATTGTTCTAGTGTTTTTATTTCTTCTTTTGCGTCTTTGATCCTATTTTGAGATTGTACAACTATACCACTATTGTGTGCATCTTCATTTGGATTGAAGTTATCTGCCGAACCGTTGGCTTGCATTGCATTTCTAGCATTCTTAAGATTACCTTCGTTTTCTCTAATGAGAGCGTTTTGTGCATTAATTTTTTCATTGACCTCTAATAGTGCAGTTTTTTTAATATTAAATTCACTACCAGGTGTACCTTCTCCGCCAAATGTATTAGCTACAAATCTACCAGCGCCTTGATTTAATGCTTGTATTTGATAATAAGTTGTGTTAAGATAGATATCTAAGTTTAAAACTTCAGTGTTTAGTCCTGTATGATAATAATCAAAACGTTTCTTTAAAAGATCTTTTCTAATAATGCTTTGTAAACGTTCTTTTTGTATTGACCTACTCTTAATAACTTCTTCGTATGAATCAACATCATGATGAAGTTCAGGTACAGCAATAGCATGTACGTTAATTGTTATTTCTTTAGCCCAATCTCTTGATATTGGATCGTACATTTGATACACAGTATCGGTATCGAATACAATCCATTGACTTAAATCTTTCCATGTAGTTGCTTTAGCTTTTGCATCATTGGGATTGTCTTTGTGAAAGCCTCCTTCATCTGTTGGAAGTTTTCTATATTCTGTTGTTTGAAATAACGCCATTACAATAAGGTCAGTAAGTCTTGTGCCTTTTGGTATAGTAAAAGTTAAATTTCCAGTACCAGTTACACTAACATTTCCTAAGTCGACATTACCCGCAGTTGTGTTTTCACCAGTTGGTCTCGATCTGCCAAACTCATCTGGAGTGCTAGTGCTTTGAGACGAGTCTGGGCTTGATCCAAAAGACCATTCTAAGAATGGGCTAGCTTTTTCAGTAACACCAAATACATAGTCATGTGATAAAGATCTACCTGAGCTATTTGCAACTTGTTTATCTTCTTGAATATTAACTTGTTTTTGCAGTCCTTGTAAGAATCCTCCAAAAGTACTTGCCGCTACAGTCATGTCTTGTTTTGTAGTAAGTATTAGTTTTTTGAAAGCATCTTGTGTTGTTTCAATTAAATCTGCTCTGTACTGTGTGGCGCCTTCATTGTATGCAAAGTCTAGAGAGGTCATCGTACACATCCAGTAATAAGGTGGTGTAATGTTCTGTGTCGGTGCTCCGTCTTGTTCGTATCCTATAAACTTTAGTTCTAACAAGTATGCGGCTTTTAAATGATTTACAATTCCTAAATCTTGAGCGGCTCGAGCAATTCTTGTATATAGTGTAGCACCACCTGGTTCAACTAAGCTGAAACTAAAAACATTTGCTACTGCTTCTCTGTTAACAGCTTGTTTGTTAAATGCTAGTTTTAAATTTTGTTGCACACTTTGGATATTAATCTCGGCTTCTACACCGCTTTGAGCAATTATTTTTACATTGTTTGAGTTAATAACTTGATCGTACTTGTTCACATCTTCTGGACGTACCATATACATAGTCCAGTTATAGGTTACATTGTCATACCCATTGAGTATATTATCTTCATAGAATTGAACTTTTCTAGCCATTAGTTTGTCCCGGTAGGTCTGTAATTCTTAGGTGCAACTATCCTAGTTCCTGAGATAAAATCCATTATAGGATCAGTAAGTGTATCTCTATTGTAATGTGCAAATACCCACCATAGTCTCGAACTTCCGTACATGTCATATGCTAGTAAATCTGGTCGTTTGTTATATTTTGGTTGTAGTACTAGTGAAGTTGTTTCTTCTGTCAGATTGTCAATGGTCAATGGAGGTTGATACAAGTCTAAGTATTTTTTATTGACAGATGTTGTAACATAGTTACTTTTATTATCGTATCTCTTCATTAAATAAATCCATTTTGATATGCTTTGCCACTAATAAAGTCGTTAGTAGTAAATTCTCTTTTTTGTCTGTCTGGGTTTTGCTGTACTGCTAATCCAACAAACATGTTCATCATTACTGGTATCTGTGTATCTCCATCAAACAATTTTAGATCTACATTACTATCATATGTTGTACTAAACTGTGTTACTACAACAGGAACATTATTAAACTGATTCTGTCCAAATGCACTAAAATTTAATACTGGAGGAGGAGTACCTGCTACAGGTGAGTTTTGATTGACTCCAAAAAACATTTTTGAAACACTTCTCAAAAAATGTAATACAGCATATGTATATCTAGCTTCGTCGTCTGTAACACTAGCAAATTGACAAGTCAATTGTATGTCTGGACTTGGCGTATTTCTATACGCTTGGTATGTATAATTTGTGTGTGTTAGGTCATAAGGCGAGTAACCTACGCTTTGTGAATATGTAATATCGGGCTGTATAGGAAACATAATGCCTCTATGGACTTGAAGTGGGGCCGCTGGTCCATTGAAGTAAATTGCAGGAGCATTTCTTTTTAAGGTCAGTTTAACACGATTTTTACTTAGAACTGTCATTAATTTTGTCCTTTACAAATCTGTACATATCGGGCTCAATAGTGCCAAAAAATTCTCTGAAAACCATCATCTTTTGATTATCATTTAAGCTATCGTTCTTCATTACATCTCTAAAATCAGTAGCACTCATACCACCTTCTTGAATTGGTACTTCAAGCACATACGCTCCTTGGTCACTAGGTACCATTTCAGCACCTGATTTATAATCTCTGAGAAAACCGCCTCGTTTTAATCTACCCGCATCCTTAGCACTAAACACTAATACCACCGCCGTATCATCAGGGTTTTTACCTGTTAGTTTTACATCTGGTCGGTATGGTTGTGTTTGTACAACTTTGTCTATTGGTATGTTAAACATGCCATTCATAATCTGTTTCTTCTCTTCAAAGCTAAACGGATCACGATCAGATGTTGCAGTCTTGCTAACTGTAGTAGCGATAAATACGTTAGAGGAACCAAACTGTTCCACTAGATTCATATACACTTTGTGATGACCTTTATGCATTGGCTGAAATCTTCCACCATAGAACACAGCAATATCTTTTGCTATGTCTTCTCTCAGTTGTGTTAATCGCATGGTCTTCTCCTATAGTTGTATTTATAGGATAATTATATATGTAGTTATTGACAAGCACATGTTAACCATGTATACTAAGTTCAAGTAAGGAATTATCAATGAGAAAACAAAATTATTTAAACAATAAAGACATGCTTAAAGAAATACACAAAAGTAAGTTAAGCTATTGCTATGTGTTAGACGACGAATATAGTAGATTTGATGTAATTGTTGAATCAGAAGATGAAATTACTGCTCCAGAAGTTGTACAAACAGCAAAAGAAAGTAGAGCTAGACAATTAAGCATTCAGGCATACGAAACTGCTTATTTAGATTGGTATGATAATACCAGTAGAAAACAAAGTCAAAAACCCAAACAAGTAAATTATAAGATCGATCCAAGCACAATAGACGAAAAAAGTCTAGTGTTTAGAGTAATGACGTTTGAACATGTACCATTAGAACCTGGTAGAAAAAACAAACCCAAAACTGTAGCAGATCATCATAGTAAATGCAACTTTCCTCCATTTAAACATTTTGCATATGTGGATAACGAAGCTAAAGAATGCTTGCGTAGTCATTGGGAAGGTGGACTAGATAATGGTAAATTTAATGTACAGCATGGTACCATTACAAATAATCTAGCTAAGATGTATATTAAACTGTGCGAACGTTACAGTATGCGTAGTAACTGGCGTGGATACACATATGTAGATGAAATGCGTAGTCATGCACTATTACAATTATCACAAATCGGATTGCAGTTCAATGAGCTAAAAAGTGAAAATCCATTTGCATACTACACAGCCGCAGTTACCAACAGTTTCACTAGAGTATTAAACTTGGAGAAGCGTAATCAAAACATTAGAGATGACCTATTGCAAGAAGCAGGTCAGATGCCTAGTTGGACACGCCAGATTGAACATGAAATGGCAGAACGAGCTAAATGGGACGAAAAAACAGACAAAGAACGTAAAGAACACGGATATAATGTTTAAGTGTTGACAAGGTATAGTTATGAAGCTATACTAAGTGAGAGTTTAAACTGAGTGAACGGAAATCCATGACATTTTTTAATCGTGCGGCTTGCTTTACGGACATACACTTTGGAAACAAAAACAATAGCAAGCAACACAATCGTGATTGTGAAGAGTTTGTTGATTGGTTTGTAGCACAAGCAAAAGAACAAAACTGTGAAACGTGCATTTTCTTAGGAGACTGGCACCATCATAGATCCAGTGTAAACGTTAGTACTCTCAACTATAGCGTAGAAAACGTTGCCAAACTAAGCAAAGCATTTAAACAAGTGTATATGATTACTGGTAATCATGATCTCTATTATAGAGAAAAACGTGACTACAACAGTTTACCATATGCAACACTATTCGACAATGTACAGTTAGTTAATGACCAAACATTAGTGCAAGATGAAGTTGCACTTGTTCCTTGGTTAGTAGGCGATGAGTGGAAACAGATCAGTAAGACCAAATGTAGATACATGTTTGGACACTTTGAACTTCCTTACTTTAAAATGAATGCTATGGTAGAGATGCCTGATCATGGAGGTCTTAATGCAGAATATTTGCAAGGACCCGAGTATGTGTTTACAGGACATTTTCACAAGAGACAAAACAAAGGCAATGTACACTACTTAGGATCACCTTTTCCACATAACTATGCAGATGCATGGGATGACGAACGTGGTATGATGGTACTAGAGTGGGGTGGCAAACCCGAGTATATAGACTGGGAAGGCCCACGTTACAGAACTGTTGCATTGAGTAGACTTATAGACGAACCAGATTTAATCCTCAATAGTAAAACTTATTGTAGAGCTACATTAGATATCAATATCAGTTATGAAGAAGCTAGCTTTATTAAAGAAACTTTCAGTGAGCAGTATGGTGTAAGAGAGATAACACTTATGCCTAGCAAAAAAGAAGAACATGCACAGGACTGGAGAGTTGTAGAAGATATAGAAGTTGAAAATGTTGACCAGATAGTGTATAATAGTTTAAATGCTGTGGATAGTGACATGATTGACAAGAAACTGCTAGTGGATATATATAACAACCTATGATTACTATTGAAAACCTAACCGTAAAGAACTTTATGAGTGTCGGCAATGTTACACAAGCTGTACGTTTCACTGAAAACGGACTGACGCTTGTACTGGGTAACAATGTTGATCTAGGAGGCGACGGCAGTAGAAATGGTACTGGTAAGACCACTATCATTAATGCACTCAGCTATGTAATATATGGCAATGCACTAACTAATATTAGAAAAGATAATTTAATTAACAAAACTAACGGCAAAAATATGATGGTTACGTTAGATTTTGAGATTGCTGGTAAAAAATACCGTATCGAACGTGGCAGAAAGCCACAAGTGCTTAAATACTATGTCGACGAATTGAATGTCGAAGAAGATGAAGCACAGGGTGAAAACAGACAGACTCAAGTACAAATAGAAAAACTATTTGGAATGAGCCATGATATGTTTAAACACATTGTTGCACTTAACACATATACAGAACCTTTTCTCAGTATGCGAGCAAACGATCAGCGAGCAATTATTGAGCAGTTACTAGGTATAACAATGCTTAGTGAAAAATCGGAGGTTCTTAAAGAACAACAAAGGCTAACGAGAGATGCAATCAAAGAAGAAGAGTATCGAATTAACGCAGTTGAAGAAGCAAATTCCAGAATTGAGAAAAGTATCGGTGATTTGGAACGCAGGCAGAAAATTTGGCGGGATCAGCAAAAAATTACTGTCGAAAGTATCCAACAGCAAATCAACACACTAGAAAAAATAGATATCCAAATAGAACTTAGTAATCATACATTACTAAGTGATTACCTAGAAAAGAAAAAGCTGAAAGACGAAGCAGAACGTTGGCTATCTAGTATTCAAACTGATAATATTAAACAAGAAAAACTTATTACAAAGTTAGATAGAGAACTTGCACTACTAGAAGATCACAAATGTCACAGTTGTGGACAAGATATCCACGATACTAAACAAGAAGAAATACTGTCTAGTAAGCAAGAGCAACGCACAGAAGCTAACTCACATATACTGTCTAATAAAACACAAGAAGCTGAGTGGATAGAAGCTGTGTCATCACTAGGTGAACTAGGGCATATGCCAGTCACACATTACACTACAGAAACAGAAGCACATAAGCACAATAATCAACTTGAAACATTGCGTAGTCAAGTAACTAATAAACAAAGCGAAAGTGACACTTATCAAGAGCAAATAGAAAGTCTGCGTAGTACTGGTGTGCAAACTGTAACTTGGGATAATATGAATGAACTTAATAATATAAAAGATCATCAGGACTTTTTGTACAAACTGTTAACAAACAAAGACAGTTTTATCCGCAAACGTATTATTGAACAGAACTTGCAATACTTGAATAGTAGACTTGCATATTACTTGACAAAACTTGGACTACCACATGAAGTACAGTTCCAGCCTGACCTAACAGTTGAGATAACAGAACTGGGCAGAGATTTAGACTTTGATAATCTAAGTAGAGGCGAACGTAATAGACTTATACTAGGATTGAGTTGGAGTTTTAGAGATGTATTTGAAAGTATGAATACACCTATTAACTTTATGGCCATTGACGAACTTATTGACAGTGGCATGGACACCAACGGTGTTGATGCAAGTTTAAGTGTACTCAAAAAGATAGAACGTGAACGTGGTAAAAACATCTTCTTAATCTCACACAGAGATGAACTGGTAGGTCGTGTTAATACTATACTACAAGTTATTAAAGAAGGCGGCTTTACTACATTCAGCACAGATACAGAGTTTATAGATGCAAAATAATTGGAAGCAAGAAATATTTTGGGAACATTACTGTGAAAAACAACAAGGTGTTATGGGATTTCCAAAAGGTACAGAGTGCGATTGGTGTGGGGAAACAGAAGCAACAGGAAATAAGATTCAAACTAAAAAAACTGTTGGTGAAAAACTTTATGGGTATCACCCACAAGAATTATTAACAAAGAAAATTTTACCCATTGATGTATTTTATAAACTTTTTGGACAAAAACTATGAGAGATCACGAAGACGATGACTACACAATACACATAGATAGCTTTAATAATAAAGGTCAAAAAGGAGACGACGACTTCGAAACTTGGTTAGAAACAGAAGCTCCTCTTGTTTCTCCTTCTACTATCACAGCAATTGATAACTCATACACAGTTGATTTATCACAACAGGCTACATGCACAAGTACAATGATATCATCAAATGTTGGAACTATTACTATAACTGGACTAGATCATCATGCATTGAGTAAGCAAAAAAAATTACCTATTGATATATTATACAAATGGTATCCTAGACAAATGAAAGAGCAAAGCGATGACTAATACTTTTATGTTTGATGTTGACGGAACTCTAACTGACCCTAGAAGACAAATTAATGTAGAATTCGAATACTTTATGAAGCAATTTGTAAACAAGCATAAATGTATGATTGTTACCGGAAGCGATAGACCTAAAACTATAGAGCAAATCGGACTAGACTTAACTGTTAGATTTAATAGAGTTTATCACTGTAGTGGAAATCATGTTTTTGAAGATGTAAACGAAGTTAGACGTAGTGACTGGTCATTATCCAATGATCAAATACAATTCTTAACTGAGTACTTGCACAACGTAAAGTATCCAGAGATGACTGGTAATCACATTGAACAACGCACAGGCACAGCTAACTTTAGTTTAGTTGGCAGGAACGCCGATTGGGAACAACGTGAAAGATATGCCCAATGGGACAAATCAAACAAAGGCAGAGAAACTGTAGCTATGTACTACAATGAACAATTTAGCGACAGTATTGCACAAGTTGCTGGACAAACAAGCATAGACATATTTAAAATAGGCTGTGACAAGAGTCAAGCTATAAGAGAACAAAAGGGAAAAACAATTTATTTCGGAGACCATTGTCACCCAGGAGGCAACGACTATACAGCCGCCATGGCAAGTACCACATATTATAACATAGAAAATGGATATAAAGAAACTTGGGAAATCTTAAAAAAGATGTACTAAATCGGTTGACAAAGGGCTCAGAAGATATATATAATTGTTGCAGTAGACAAACATGCAATGGACTTATCAAGGCAAACAAGTAGAAGAAATTAGTGAGGAATACATAGGATTTGTATATCTTATTACCAACCTCACAAACGGCAAAAAATATATTGGCAAAAAACTAGCACAATTTAAAGTAACTAAAAAACCCCTTAAAGGCAAGAAAAACAAAAGACGTTCAACTAAAGAAAGTGACTGGAGAACCTATTGGGGAAGCAGTGACAAGCTAAATGCAGATGTTGAACATTTAGGCCCAGAAAACTTTACAAGAGAAATACTATTCTACTGCACTAGCAGAGGCGAACTAAGTTATTTAGAAGCTAAAGAACAGTTTGATCGTAAAGTACTAGAAACTGAAGAATACTACAACGGCATTATAAACGTAAGAGTTGGCAGTTCTAAGGCACTTATTGAATCACTAAACAGACACCAGTCGTAATATACCCTCTCTATTAGAGCATTGAGGAGTCGCCATTGAATTGGTTAGACAACGGATCTTGCTGAGGGACACAAACCAAAAGAGTGGGCTCTACTGTGCCATTGTAACCCACGGATAGCTCAAAAGTCGTCGTTATGGCTTAGAGTGTTTCTGCGTTTTTAGCAGTATGTAAAGGGGTAAAGCAAAACCGCCTCTGCCTAGCAATAGGTTTTACTATAACGGAGCGATTGTAAGCGGGGTAATGACCTTTAGCTTTTTTTT